CTTGAAAAGAATCTAATAATACCCTCAACATGCGTTCTTACAATGGCATTCCTTCCATCAGCAGACTGTAGATATTCTACATCATCTTTATTATCCATGAAAAAGTTCTCAGTAAGAACTGCTGGGCATTTTGTCTTTTGGAGAATATAGAAGTTTTCCTCCCAATCTGGATCACCATCTGAGTATTCGTCCTTTCTTAATTTCTGCCCTTTCATGTTATTTTCAGCAGCATCATACAGGCATGTAGCGAGATAATCAGCTTTTGTTTCTCCCTTAGATGTGTAAGCCGACCATCCTGTAGCTGTCATCCATTTACTTCCATCCCCAGCAGCATTGCAGTGAATAGAAACAAGGATAACATTACTTGTGCCATATTTACCGCAAATTTCATTTACCCTGCGTGCCCTTTCGGTCAAAGAGACATCTATATTCTCTTTTACGATCCTTTCAGCTTCATATCCCAGCTTTTTGAGTTCACGCACAATATCATCTGCGATTTCACGTGCAAATTTGTATTCAAGAAATTTTCCATCTGGAGATCTTTTACCTTTGGTATTTTCTCCGTGTCCGTTGTCAATAAGAATTTTTTTCATTGATTTAATCTGTGATAAAAGTCTAACTTAATGTTTTCATAAACAGCAGAAACATTTGTATATGCTCTACCATTGTTTGCTCCAGCTTCATTGTATAGCTCATCCTCTATAACCTTAGCAACCCATTCTATCCATTCTGGATTACAGTATTCTGACAACTTTTTACCTCTATACCTGTAAAAATCAAATCTACTGTTCCTGTCATTATATAGATTGGTTAGCAATTTTCGGATCTTTGCTTTTGTGGCTTCTTTATCAATGATATGATTTTCCTCTCTGATTTTTTTTATCATTCGGCAAACTTTCTCTGTTGCAAGATCGAAATAAACGCCACTGGTATTTTTGATCCTTAACTGTGTTTCAGGCATAAGCCCCTCTGCAATATCAACCATTGCCTCACCGTTTCTATTTGCAGTCTGCTGCAATGTTTCAAGCTGAGCTGAGAAGTCTTTTATTATTTGCTCAATTATGCCTTTGAACCACTTAAAGGAAACTATCATCAATGATGCTGAAAGAATAAGGAATATTGAACAGACTATAGTCATAAATCCAAATTCCGAAATTCCTTGTGCAATTTTCAAAGTGCTTTCTACTTCATTCATCTATTCCTCCTGTGTTTACTCTTTTTGTAAAACTCAAAATTAGATCTATCATCTTGTGTTATTTCAGAGTTCGGAGAAAAGAATTTGAATCCATACATATTACCATATCTGACAACTTTAATTATTGCACGAAAAGGGAATTTCCTATTTGGATCCATAACCGTATCTTTCAATTTTTTACTATCAGTAAAGAATGCAGATCGGTTAACTCCATCGCCATAAGCAATTAGAGTTCTGGTGCCATTTTCTGTTTGAGCCTCCTTACACCCAGTAAATACTGTAACCTCATTGATTACAGCATCTACTGAGGTATATTCACAATCAAAAAGATCATCGTTGACTACTTCGTTTTCCTCAAAATCTACAATCATAAATCTGTAGGTATATTATAGGTTTCACAATCGGCATCTACCATAGATCTGATAGCCAGCCTATCCCTTAAGAAGTTCTCATAAGGAATTTTTGCTTCCTCTGACATGATACCAAGAACAGCACTCTGGTATTCATTCATAAGTTTGCTTTCTGTTTTGGCAGGATATTTTGCAGTAAGTAGTGTGCTGAAAATGTTGTCCGCTGTTTTAGGGTATTCAACACGTACACTATCATACTGCCATCTTTTGCCTGTAGCTTCTTCCTCCAGTAACGTGATAGCAACACCACCATGTTCATCTTCAACAACAGATACCTCCTTGATATTGTGATTATATAGGAATGTACCTTGACCGTTGTTCAGTTCGTCAATTACTACTGGTTTTTCTTTTGCCAGTAGTTCTGTTGATAATACGTTTGTTTCCATTTTTTATGCAATTATTAAAAATAAACTTACTATGCACCTCAGAACATCTGCTTATCCAGCCATATTCAGATGGAAATAAGTGCTTTATTTTACTCATATCATCTATCTCATGTGTTCTTGAAATCTTATTGAACTTTGCGTAAAATCTTTTTAGAATGCTTTTCCTCAACAGTATTCCATAATGGTTTTGTACAAATCCAACGAAATCAATACCACGAGAATCAACTGGAAATATCTGCCAGTTAGGTTTAATCTCAACTTTCAATTCAGCAGCCAGATACAAGCCCATCATATCAAGTATATTATGAAGTTCGTCCTTGCTACCCGACAACACCACTATATCATCCATATATCTATAGTAATATTTAACCTTTAGATCTTCCTTGACAAAGTGATCAAAATAAGCCAGGTATAAATTAGCCAGGTATTGACTTGTATAGTTCCCTATAGGCAGACCGACATCTTTACCGTTACTATCAATGATCTTATCCAACAGTCTTAACAACTGATCATCTGCTATTGTATAGCGGATAATTTTCTTAAGGCACCCATGATCTACATTATCATAGAATTTCCTTATATCTATTTTCAGACAGTATTTAGTACCTCTTTTGTCAGATAATAGAGCCTTATTGACATCTTCCATACATTTGTGTATTCCTCTCCCTTTGATACAAGCATAAGTATTGCTTATGAGTATATTAGTCCAGAACTCACCAAGCACATTTATTATGCAGTGGTGAACGATCCTATCAGGGAAAAATGGAGCTATCATAATAATTCTTTCTTTTGGCTCATATATTGTTTTAATACGATACTCACCTGGTGAAAATGTTTCATCCTTAAGAGATGTATATAGTGACATAAGATTTTCCAACAGATTATCATTAAAGCGTTTTATCTCAGTTCTATCACGTTTTCCGAGTTGAGCTTTATATTGCGCATTAACAATATTTCTGCTATCATATATCAAATGATATACGTTCCTGAGCTTTTTAGAAGTTTTTCTCAGTAACGGAGTATCATCAATATCAGAATACTGAATAAACCTTGTATTACTACTATATCCCATTGTGCCGTTGGTCTAAATTGGAGTTTTCGACTATGCTACTCACACCGATCTAATTCGTATTATTTTACCAGTTATCAGCGTACCGATAACCCTTGTGTGGTAAGGTAGAAGCGATCACAGTATATTGTTTTAAGTAAAATACCACGGTATAAGCGGAACCCAATGTTCGCATTCGCATTCGAGGAGCGATTATTCGTATTCAGATAACCGAACCCCGCATTCGTACCATTATTCGCATTAGCAGACAGGAGGGCACCCCTGATCACTTCCACCAATATTTTCAAATTTTCAAGTCTCTATATTTTTCGTTGCCCCGTGTTTTGCAGTCCGTTAAAAACGGCACAAGCGGAAACCAATGTACGCATTCGCACTCGAGGAGCGATAAAGCGTACGCAGATAACCGAACCCCGCATTCGCACCAATAGCCGCATAAGCAGACAGGAGGGCACCATACCAGCCTGGAGAACTCCAGCCTGAATCATCTACACAAGTATAGAAGTAATCACAGAACCCCTTGTTACTTGAACCTCCAGTAGTATTGTCTGGGAAAGTATATCCTTTCATAGACATGGCAGAAGTAAGGATATACCCGTCTTTACGTGGTAAATCAGTCATGGCTACATATCCATCAGGGATAGCTGTAGAAGAATCAGAATGTGAAGTGAACTTTGTCGGATCCTCACACAGGTAAGCTACACTCTTATCAGTTCCATGGTGAACGAGAACATCATCAGCAAGCATCCAGAGATATTCAAAAGGAGCCTCCAGTCCTCTGTAAGATGTTACCTGAATAACCTTATCGCCTCCAGTCCATCCTTTGATTGTGTATGAAACCTTTCCTGTATTGTTGCCAAGTACTGCAGTAACACCACAAGGTACAAAAGGTCTGTAACCTCCCCATGTATTCCATTGACCGCCATCCACCGTGCAACCATTACCAAGTCCACCTTGATGGAAACCATCATCAGTAAGGCTTTCATTGTATGCGTCCTGGCAGTGTAAAGATGCGTATTCAATTCTTTGCAACCAGGCTATTTCATTGTACGCCCTGTATGCACCGATATGAGTACCATGTTTACACCATGGTCTGACTGTTGCCTTTGATACAGAAGTACGAGCCATTCCGAGCTGAGAATTATATGTGCCATCTTTTGAAGCATCAGATGCACCAGAACCGCCCCTGAATTGAGCAGCATTATCTTTCAATTTCACAATACCATTTTCATCACGTGCGATCTCATTTCCGTTCCACGTTAACCAGCATCCAGATACAGCCTCACCAGTTGTAGTGTCCTGTGTTGCGAACCATGGAGAAATAGCCTTTTTCTCCATCTTAATAAACCCAGGCAAAGGGTATTCTGAGATAGCATAGATCCATTTCGTTCCAGAAATTTCAATCTTAATATAATACTCTGGCTTTTCAAGCATTACATTACCATCAGTACTATCAATGATAGCTGTTGCTCCACTTTCCTTTTTACGGCTATCGTTCTGGTGAAGATAGTATTTCACGGATCCATCCGTGTTTTCTACATATCGTCTTAATTTCGCCTGAACAGGTAGTGTTCTGTGAAGATCCAAATTACCAACTCTTGTAAGTTTGTAATCACTACTTGTAAAGTCTCCTTGAACGCCATACCACTGATCATACGGATATTGCGGTTTGGTTGATCCACTTCCTAAAATTAGTCCCATATTTTTTATTTTTTGATAGTTTCACCTGCACCCCAGTAAATTTCAAACTTTTCAAGATCTATAGCACCTGGAGATAAACTAACTATAGATCCTGGTGTCCAATCTCCGATAGGAACAGGGAAATCACCATCCTCCTTATCGCAAATCAGTTTACACCTGATTAATACATGTGTCTCCATTGTATTCTCTTTTGCTCTTACAAAAACAGAGAATGGAGTACCAGAAAGACTGAACCCATCAGCCAGGCTTTCAATCTTTCCCTTTGATTGTATTCTTAAACTATACATTGTTGCATCCATATCAATTTACTTAGTAAACACTGCAAATATAATAAATCTGTGTCTGACAAACACACTTTTACACACAAACTTTGTAATTTCAAGCAAACATTCTATATAAATTCACCTCCTTTCAATATAATGTAAATCACTAACAACTGTAATAGTTGCCCTATAATTCCTCCCATTATGGTAGCAATGAGATCCAGCCAATCCCATTTACCACCATATTGTTTGTCCTTAAACTCCATTCCTACAGCTAACCCTGCTGCAAATAGAATGGTTAACAAGAAAGCACTTGGTATAGCATAAATAAAGTGCTTCGGTCTGTTACTTTCTAAAAACCATTTCATAATCATTTCATATTATAGTCCCAATCTGGCGCAAAAATCACAAATTCACATGAGCCATCATTAGCGGAGGCATCATCTGATAGTAAAACATCGAAGTATGAAGATGTCTTTGAATACAAACAAGCCTTAACAGGATTGCTTCCACCCCATATAGCACCATAACCTGTAGCCATAACAGTATATCCGCTTGGGCATGAAGAACAGTAAACACGATATTTACCAGTTCCTAATCTTGAAACGCTAAATACGCTTGACAAGCTACGTCCATCGTAATAAGTTCCAGATAGTGAAGCACCTGAGTTAGTTCCGTTAATCTTACCTATAGCAAGTATTCTTGCATACCGTCCTTTTGCACCACTTTTATAAAAATCTTCGTGCGAAAACCTACTTGTTATATCCCATCTTCCTTTTTTTGATGTTGCTGTTGATCCAGGTTCTTCAAAGCAAGTCATTTCTACGACTTCCTGCGGTTTTACTACTGCATAATAATCAAGCTGGCTCCATGACATTCCATCTTCTGCTGTAAAGCTATATGCTCCTATCATATAATCAGCACCACCGAAAGGGCTACTATTGTATAGTCTGCATACCTTACCAATATCATCTGCATCTTGTCCCATGCTGATATATTTAGTAGATGTTACAGATGGCAGATAGAAGATGTTAACATCTGAAAAAGCTCCAGAAAAACCTGTAGATAATTGCATTGTACCTTTGACACGAACAACGCCATTAACTCCATCCAGATAAACGCTTCCATTCTGAGCTTCCAGCCTGTTATTCTTAAACACCCATCCTGCTATGTTGGCATTCTCAGCAAGCAATAGATCAGTTGCTATAGATTCAAACTGGGCACCGAAATTATTCCACTTACTTGTGTTTGTAGGAATTACACCAGTGAAAGTACCAGCGTCAATCCTGGCAACATAATACACTCCATTGTACTTTACAACATCTAACCTGTATTTGGTACCATAGTATGTTTTACTGCTATCATAAACGCCTCTGAATACCGTTGCTGGGCTTTCTCCCTTTTGTCCCTGATCGCCAGGTTCTCCCTTGTCTCCTTTTGATCCAGTTACACAGATAGGTGCAGTTGTTGTAGAAGTACCGTTTGTGTATGTAATTACCGATCTCGTCCAGATATACCATTTATCTTTCCATGTAGGTCTTGTAGTGCTCCATGATCCATTTAATAGTGAAGTAGCTGAACTTGATAGATAATATTGTTCTACTATAGTCTTTACACCATTACCAGGGGATCCAGTATTTCCCTTTCCTCCTGTTATACATGCTGCCTTAGTTGTAGTGCTTGTACCGTCCGTGTATGTTACCTTTGTTCTACTCCATATATAATATCCATCTTTCCAGGCTGGGGCTGTTGTTTGCCATCCGCTTGTAGGTGCTACACTATTAGATGTACTTTGCGCATATTCAACATCTGTAGTGTTAACTCCTACACCTGGCTTTCCATCTATACCATCATAAGGATTTACCCTTATAGGAGTGCTCCAATGTTGTATCAGTTCATCAGCAGTACCTTGCATTATTTTCTCAATATCTGATACAGGCAAAGCACTATCAAGCAATCTAACATCATCAAACATTGAGCTGGATCCAAACATATTATCATCATAAATGGCAAATCCATCTATCTTTTCATTGACTGATCCGTAATTATATTGAACTCCATTTATAAATACAGTAACAGTTTTATCAGAAAATCTTAATGCTACATGGAACCATACCCCAGGAGTTGTATTGATTGTGTTTTCAACATATTCACGACCATTATATCCGTTCAGCATCCATTTCACATACTTTTGATCTGTTTTCATCCAGAAGCACAAAGTAAAGTTCTTTCCAAAAGGCAGATCGTAAGGTATTCTACACTCCTTTTCATACGACAAGTCAAAAGCATAACGATTTCCATCTTTTACAATACATTCTGGCTTATTATATGTTGCCATATACTCACCTGTCTGATCCATTATCCTTAATTCCCCCCTGTTCTGATAATCAGTCTCAGATATAGGGTAATTAAAAGATGTTCTATCTACAATTCCAGACTTTTTAGCCATAGTACACCAGACATATTCAAATGCACCAGGCTTAGGCATTTCAGTACTCCATCCTGCTGGATTGGGTGATGATAGATCTATAGCTGGAGGTGTAGATGTAGATCCATTCTTTGCGTACCTATATTCATAATAAACGCCAGATTCAGCATCAGTTCCTCCTGTTCCAGGATCTCCCTTGATTCTACTCCAGGTATAATCTGCTGGGTTATCACTGTCTTTTTTCTCAAAGTCTGTATATTGTCCGATATATGCACCTGGCGTTTCTCCATTGTTTGCAGTGAAAGATAAACCACCATTATCACTATATTTGATATGAAGATATGACGTTTTCCCATCTTCACCAGGTTTACCAGGTGTACCATCTTCTCCTTTTGTATCATTCCAGGTGTAATCTGCTGGGTTATCACTGTCTGATTGCGACTGGTTTACAAGAACTCCCATCCACCTACCAGGTACTTCTCCATTTCCATCAGTGAATGTTTTGCCACCATCATCAGAATATTTGATATGTAGATAACTGCTTTTGCCATCTTCTCCTTTTATCTTACCTACATTCGTCCACCCTGATCCATCCCAAATATAAAGATTCTCACCAATGATATAGGCATCACCAGGCTTATTATCAACTACAGGTAACTGTGAAACATCATCTTTACTACCTTTGATAGTAATACTTGTACCATCAGCACCTCTTACCCTAAATGGAGATCCCCATGATCCACTGTTAATATCAGCAGCAGACTTGATACTCATCCAAACAACGCTTTCCGTTGATTCAGTGTGCCATCCATTTGTATTTCCTGCTCCAGTAGGAGTGTTTGGTTTTTCCTGGCTGTCATTATATGTGTAGAATATAGAGTTACCCTTTTCTCCAGGAGATCCCTTAGCTATGAGCTGCCAATAAGTTGAGTTTGTAGGTAGTATTCCCATACTCGGCTCATTGTTTATATATCTGTATGTGCATACTTCGTTAGATGCTTCATAACTTACTTCATCCCCCTTATAGTACACATATTTGCTGTTATATGTACCTCTATAAACTCCTATATGAGAAACATCGCCACTATCAGACAAAAGTCTAACATTATGCAATGTTAGTTGCTTTCTTGCAGTCACATTCCAATCTATAGAGCTTGTTGCGTCACCTATCCTGAAAGCATTTCCATCAAGATCCAAGTAACACTCACCATCAGACGTTATTATTTTACCAGTAGTAATTGTATTACCGTTTATTCTGGTGAAACCGTATGTTGTAACAAAGTCCCTAAAATTATCATCAGCCCTCAATGATGATAGAATACCTACCTGAAAATAGTAGTTGTTCGGATCTTCAACTGGTTCAAACTTCAACTGTTCACGTGTAAGATACCAGGTACCTGTTGTTCCTTTTTTAGAGCATTTAGCGAACAGGTAATAACCTCCTGATTCAGACATTGTGAACTCAGCACCAGACATATTCCACTGTTTAATCTCAGCCTCATCAATAGTCAAGTGCGCCAGTATTCCAGACGTTGCATCAAACCTGTTAGGAAGTCCGTTAACATTAGGATTGAAAACTACATCAACAAGTACAAACTGCTGGCTTTTAGATCCTACAGTCAACATGTTTGTATCAATGGAGTTTGGGCGTATATTTTCAGGATCAAAGTAACCATCAGTATCATACACCATGGTTCTCAGTTCCTCTGTTGTACGCCATCCTCTACGTGCCTTATTAAGATCCCTTAGCCTGTTACTTTCAATCACTTGCTCATGCCCTATGACATCTATAACAGTCTGATTGATTATAGATATACTTGTAGTATCGGACAAAGTAATGCTGTAGTCGTGCTTAAGCATCAGGTTCCTGCTTACTTTCTGGATCCTGATAGTCTTTTCAATTCCAAAGCGTTCATCCTTAACAGGCACATAATCACCTACTTTGAACAGGCATACATTACTATCGTCTGGAGTTGTATCAAGGAAATATTTTCTGTCGAAATTAAGTACATACTGAGCCTTAGCCTGTGTACGTGGCTTAAATTCATTATACCCCTCATACCAGAGATCTTCTTCTGCATTCTGCTCGTAAGATTCAGGCAGATTTATATCTGTTATCTTATATGTGTCTCCCTCAGAAATCCTATAAGCCTCACTGTCTGTTGTCGGTATAGTTAGACCTCTCTCATCAGTGAATGGAATTATGGTGAACAGCTTTTGAGAATGATCATAACCATTCTTAGCAGCAAGTTCAAACTGTTGACCAGCAAGTTTGCCTGTTATGAATGTGATCTTTGCAGTCACATCTTGTATCAAGTATTTAGTTCCATTCTCATCTGATTCATTGAGATCAAAGTCCATGGTATCATCATAGAATGAGTTTATATCAGCACCAAGAGCTGTTACAACACCAGTCCTTTTAGGATATATATCATCGTACTGAGCACCATCCTCATCACTACCCAAAAGATCCCTCAGATCTGCATCCTCAATGTATCTGTTATCATCATCATCTATACCGATCATTTCTGTTCCTGGAGCTACAACGGTGCCATCATATAACTTATGTTCTCTTTTGTTTAACCTCTTAGGATATGGAAGCTGTAGCCTTTCTGAATAGTTTCTATAGTCCTTTCTGATATTGGTAGTTCCACCCTCAACCCATAGCCTTGTAATAATAGCCTTATCATCTACCTTTTGTTCTTTAAGGGTATATAAGCCATTACCTTTGCCCCATTCAAAATAATCATTACCTCCAGGAGGATTTATCCTTTCGCCAAACTTTCCTATATGTATGGTTCTTACACCGTCATTTTGGGTAATCTGGAACTCCAGGTTAAACTGATCTTTACTACATAACGCCTGTAAAACTTGCAAACAGTTCTGCCTTGAAAACTGAATAGTGCGAGGTTCTGTATCAGGACAATTAGCCTCATCGAATTTCCATAGTCCAGGATAGTCCCTGTTTACATTATAGATAATCACTTTTACAAAATCCTTAATGCTATAGGTGAGATCAAACGTACTTGAAGTAGATTTTCCATTAGCATCAGTATTTCTGTATAGGCTTTTCATAAGCTCATACATAACTCCATAAAAAACAGCATCATAGGTATAGTAGTCCTCAGATAGCTTTTCACGAGTTACCTTTGTTCTTATTGTGTACTCATCGCCATCAATTACGATCTTGTCACCTTTCTGAAAATCCATCAGTTCCGTTGATACGATATTCAGTTGTACCTGATCATCACCCATAAGAGTTATATTCTGTACCGCTGTTTTAACGGTACAGAAAGGTTCTCTTGACATCAACAGGATTTTTGATCCGTCTCTTTTTATCACTTCAATTTGTCCCATACTACAATAGCATTAGTGGAAAAACTTTCAATATCCTCTATTACGCCAGTAATGACAATATCATACTCACCAGGATCAGCGTATGTATGTTCTACTGTTTTATTGTTTCCTGATACGTTGTATGTATGAGTTCCATCCCCCCAGTATATATTTAGCATACTGTAGGTAGTCACTGTAATTGAGGCTTCTGAATTTGCAGTATTGCTTATGTGTCTCAGAACTTTTTTTACAGGCTCATCCTCTATCAGTTTGAGCTTGAACGTACCGACCATAAGTTCATTATTATACAACCCCCATTTCTTATCAGGATCCACGCTATCATGTAGCTCAACCTCATATACAAGTGGTTTCACCTTTCCGTCATACTCAACGACAAACCTATGGTTCCCCTCACCATCAAACTCATCAAGAAAAAGATTAAGCCATTCGACAAACTTAGATCTGCTGGAGGCTTCAATGAAACATGAAAGCGTGATAGTTCTTTCCTTGAAACGAGGTCTTTTCTTATCCCTGACAATTCCATGGTAATTATCCCAGTCAACTTGTAGCGTCTCTTTACGTTCAAGCCTACCGACAAGCCCCTCAGAATCCGATACGAACACACCAAATTCCTTGAAGTTCTTACCATTGATATAATATTCAACGTCTGTATTCTGTTGCATCATTAGTACATCTTTATACTCCTTAGCCACATTATACAGCTTTACTTCGTCTATCAATGTATAGCAACCAGATAGAGAGCTTTCATTTATTGACATTCCTACAGGAGTACCAGGAAGCGATTGATTATAAACAGTCTTATCACCAAGGTACACAGTAAGTATAGATCCTGATTTTACAAAACACAGGAATACCCATTCATTAGGAGTTACATTTATCCACTGTTCTACATAGTTGTCTATACCATTCATATTGACCAACCATCCAATTTTATTAGTGGACGGTTTTACATACATAGATAGAGTGAAATCAGAGCTGAAAGGAATTGATCTTTCTGTCAAACACTCACCGTTCCCATTCAGATCCAGTGATTTTCCACTGTTCGCATCCCTACTAAATATGGCACCATTTGACAATGTAGCATCTGATCTGTTGTATGAATAATCATAAGCCTTATTACCGTCTGGATCATCAAAAGGCAAATGCAGAATTAAATTTTTATCAATCATATCCGATATGTTTTTTTGTTGTTATACTTTACTTTTATACCATCACCGATACACCTAACAGTGGAATCTCCATACATGTTTACCATAACCTGAGCATCTTTGCCAGCTACAGCTACCACAAGATCAGCATTATCAAAGGCATCTATAGTGACTATGGCATGATCCGAAACATTAATAGACACCTTAGAATTATGCCTTACAAAAACACGGCTAACTGTATATCCATCATATTCCATCATGGCTTTGCAGTCTCCATTCAGAACAACGTCTGGTAAATTTCTTATGGATCTTTCCTCATCATCAACGAATACCCCATACTGTTCACACTTACCTTTGAAATTAGTCCTGATAAAGTCTAAAGTAGGATAGTCATTGATAATACAGAAATCAATACCACGAACATACAGTTTTGCAAGCTCATCAACATTAAGACCTGGCTTAAGTTTCATTTGCCATAAACGGCACAAACCCTTGTTAATACCGTCATTCTTAAGTTCTTTTATTACGTCCATTAGCTTATACCTTGTGATAAAAGTGAGTTATCTTTATTTTCAATTCTCTTTAACGTGCTTTTAATCTCAGCAAGCTCAGCAGCAGAAGTTTTTGTATTTGCTGCTATTTCAGCCTGATAAACAAGCGAGGATCTCATAATCACTATCTGATCACTTTGATTGATAATGAAAGTGTTTAATCGTCCTGCTATAACTCCACCAGTTTCCTCACTCATAGAGGTTACAGCACCTTTCAGAGGATCAGTACTTTCAGCAGCATCTTCTTCAACATCTTTTATCCAGTCTCCAACGCTTTCAAGTGCCATGTTGAAAGTTTCACCAGCAGCATCTATCATTGCTTCAAATTTAGTCTTTTCACTGTCTGATAATACACCGTCTTGCATTGCTTCTCCGAGATATGCCATAGCATCACTAATAGCCTTTGCAAGGAACTCCCTTTTCAGAGCTTCAACTACAGCCTTTTTGAGAATATCCTTTGTTTTGGTACCAAGGGCTTCTGCTGCATCTTCTCCCTGGCAGTAAGCATCCACAAGGGCATCAGCAAACTCATCAATAGCACTCTGAGTGTCGGTACCAGCAAGAGTTTCAAGCATACTCCTTTCCATATCCTCAATCTGAGTATCTATATCCTTGATCGCTTCCTCCCAGTCATTAATCTTGCCCCAGTCCGTATCTTTCTTGTCTTTTTCTGCTGCGATCTGCTGCCTTATAGCCTCTTGCTGTTGTCTGAGGTTATCTTTCTGCAATTCATACAACTGAAACATATCTCCATTAGACTGTTCCTTTTCAAGTGCATATTTCAGTTCCTTGATCTGTTTAGTCAATTCAGCATACCTGACAAAATCCCAGCTTTGTTGAGCAACAATTTTCTGAGCTTCCAAGGCAGCGATCTCATCCTTAATAGCCTGTACTCTCTGGTTGTGAGCTTGCCTTTCCTCATCTGAATAAACCCAGTAAGTGTGTTCAGCAGCGTTCTGCAGTCGATCGAAAGCATTAGATAGATTATCTATGTGCTGCTGTATATTCTGTATTTTTTCCTCCAGCTCATCATCATTATTGAAAAGATTTGCCACGAATTGAACAGCCTGTAATGCTATAGATATAGCAGCAAGGATAATACTACCTTTTTCTGCTGTCTGTATGGCTGCTGCCATTGCTATACCAGCAGTAGTTATACCTTGTAGCATTCCAAGTGTAGCTTTCCCATTTTCGCCGATAAGATCACCAAGGACATCACAGCTATCAATGGCATCATTCACAAAACTAAATACTCCCTCTGTTGAACTTGCAAGGTTAGACCAGTCTGTCTTAATCTGCTTAGATGTTTTCTGCGATCCCGATTCTGTTTTCTTGAAAACGTCTGAAAGGGCGTTACCCATAGCCTTGAACGGATTCACATCAAGAACTTTCTTTTTAGCCTCATCCAGCTTATCAAGAACAGCCTTAAGATCTGCTGGATTCAAATCCAGGTTAGAAGTATTCATTTTTTGCTGAATATCATTGATCAGCTTATCAATCTGTTCAACAGTAAGACTATCAAGATCCGTGAATAGATTTTTCCAGCTTTCACTTTGCATGAGCATCTGAGCATTCAAAGCACTTAACGCCTCTGCTTCACCCTGATTCACCAGGTTAATACGTTCCTGGTTGTTCTCCTTAAGAGCCTCATTCCTCAATACAGCATATTCATCCTGGATCGCCTTTTTCTGTTCCTCATAAGTCCTGTAGTCATTGATAAGTCTTTCCTGAATTTCTTTCTGTAGCTTCTCATCTTCTTCCGTCACGAAAAGAGCTGCCTCCGATTGCTCATCAGCACCGACAAGTCCAGAGCTGCCATTACTTAGCCTTTCCTTAGCAGCAGCGACCGCTTCAATCTTATCAGCAAGACTTTGAGCCTGGCTAATAGCATTTGTAACGGATTCTTTGAAAGCGTCCATAGCTGTTTTAGCACCAGTAATTTCATTGTATTGCATATTAAGGGAAATCAGGTAATTGCCCTCACCCTCAGTAAGCCCCTGATTACTCTGTTTCTCTTTCAGCATGTTGATCTGATTCTGAACGAACTCTTTATATGATTCTCCATCTTTCAACAGCTCAGAGAAATGAGACCTGGCAACATCTTCACCCATTGTTCTTACCCAACGGAAATACAAGTCATACTGTTTTTTCTTGTATTCTATTTCACCATCAAAAAGCTCATTTTGTGCATCAGTATAGGATTTATTCTCAATGCTTCTCCTTTCGTCAAACCCTGCTTTCTGATCATCAGTAAGCCCACCTTTTCCAGCATCTTTCCTGGCTTTCTCCAGCTCCTTTTCTTCTTTATCAATACGATCAAGATTCTGCTTATGCTGTAGATCAAGCATCGCCTTTCTTTTCTCATATCCCTCACTCATTACAGAGATACGATCTTCTTCAAGTTTCCTTTCTGCCTCCAGTTGTTTCCTGGATAACTCATCAGCTTTTTGGGCTGCATTGTTATTTGATTTTGGCAGACGTGATTCAAGAGAATTGATAGTTTTTGTCAGCTCCTTATACTTTGAACTGTTTATCTCAACATTCGATCTTTCGTCCTTAAGTTGCTTGATCCTGGCGTTAATTCCAGCCTCAGTATTCAGGTTCTCCGTTTTCTGGTTAACAGCAGAATTGATCTCCTTTAGTGTAGAAAGAAGCTCATTAAGTTTGCTTGTGTCTGCATCTACCTTAACCTTTTTGGCGTTTATTGCGTCAATCTCCTTTTGAGTGTCTTGCGCCTTTTTATCAAGTTCCTCAAATGACATTGACACATAATCAACAGCCTCAGACGTTTTGGAACTATCCTTTGGCGCAAAGAAAGCGGAAAGCTGCTGATCTACCTTTGAGATCTTATCCTGTGCCATGTTAGCAGAACTCACCACATCTGATAGATATTTACTCAGTGTGGATCTGAAACTATCCATTTCCTTATCTGTTGCTCCAGTTGATTTTGCAACGGCTTTGACAATCCTGTCAAGAGACTGATTAAAAGCGTCTGTATAGGCTTCTCCTGTAAGCCCTTTTAATCTCTCAGCAGCATCAGTTGACATTGATTCTACAGCCTCCCAAACAGCTCCAGTAGCCTGTTGTATAGAACGAGCATCAACATCAACCACTTTAGATACAGAAACCCAGGCACCATCATATTGCATAGTTTCCTGAATATCCTTATAAGTTGCATCCTTAGCAGCCTTTTTAAGTTCCTCCAGTGCATCAGTTTGAGACTGGATCATTTCTTGCATAGCCTGTTCGGTGTACTTTGCTTTGATTTTTTCTGCTGTGTTATTCTGTATCGCAGCAGTCAGTTCCTCATATTTCAACTTCTGAATATCCAGAGTAGCATTCTCATCAAGCAGTGTCTTATTGTACTCTTTGCAAATGGCATTTATTTTCTCAATGGCATCCTTATGTGTCTTAGTTCCTTTCTCAGCATTCTGCAAAACAGAGAACAACAGGTTTAAGCTGTCAATCTCTTTTTTTGTAGTGTCCTGGAACTCTCCCATAGCATCTGTAGCTTCTTCTTCTGTTCCTGAGAAAAGAGTTAACGCACTAACCAGGGCACCAACGAGACCGATCACCCATCCAATAGGATTCGACATCATGGAAGCCCATAATGTTTTCATTGCGAGTGTGGCTTTTGTGGTTATTGCAGTCAGCATTGAGGTGGTTGTAGCATTCGTAGCCTTTGCAACAGTATCAGCAGTAGTGGCAACAGTTGACTGTCTCACAGCAGCAGCTTCCAGGGCTTTTTTCTTCGTATGGAAATCAGTCTGAGCAGACAAAGCAGCCTTTCTTGCTATAGCCTGGTTTTCCTGAGCACCCTCCAGTTTCTTTTCAGCTGTGGCTATTCTTGTAGCGTCACCAGACTGTTTAGCCCAATATACCTCATACCTCGCAGCCTCAGTTGCTTGCATTGTAGCTATGGCTGTCTGTTTAGAAGCCTCCACTTTAGCAGCAGCAGCACTTACCTCTGCACGCATGGCATTAAGAGTTGAAACCTGGTTCTGATTCTTCTTTATCACCTCCTGTTCCAAAGCAGCACGATAAACAGCACTCTTAGCACTCAGATCCGTTTTACTCAAAGCAGCCCTCTGTTCAACAGAAAGAACACTCATCGCTACAGCCTCATAGTTTGCGCTTGAAGTCGTGAGATTCAAATTTGATAGATATTCCTGCTGTTGTGCTGTTAGTAGCTGCTGTATTGTAGCAATACGCAAACTCTTTACAAGGTTAGCATGTTCCTCAGCAGTTAACTGTTTTTGTAATGATATAGTGTGAGCCTCCTGAGCTGCTGTCATTGCCTTTGTCTGAGCAGACACCTGTCCACTCAACTGAGCATCAATTTTAAGTAGTGCTATTTTCGCCTGGCGTGCTGTATTATCAAGTAACGCTACACCAGTATATCCTTTGGTAACAAGTGTATTAAGTACTATGGCTGCCTTATAACTTCCGTATGCAACAGTAATAGCCTGTATAATACGCAAGATCTCATCATAATTTTCCACAAGACTAATTGCCCCCTGTATTCCAGACGCAAAAAGATCCTGGTTCTCTGTACCAATTTTATTCAGAGCACTATCCCAGGCATCACCAAGGTTAGAGATCATACCAGTGAGAGACTTACTTTGTTCCTGCATGAGGTTGTAATACACACCGCTTGAACTTGTCATGTTCTTGAAAGCCTGTTCTACTTCTGTAAATCCGACCTTACCCTCTGTTATCAGAGCACTAACCTCATCTTTTGAAACTCCTATAACCTTAGCCAGTTCCTCATAGATAGGAATACCACGACCAGCGAACTGTCTTATATCTACAGCATAAGCCCTACCTTGCGCCCTTAATGTTCCATACAGATAAGCAATTTCACCCAATGGAGCACCAACACCAGACGCTACATTTCCAAGCATCACAATTTCATCAACAACATTTTCTACAGATGATCCGTATGCTAACATCTGTTTTGTCGAACTTGCTATACCTTGAAGATCAAAAGGAGTTTTTGCAGCCGTAACAACAAGCTGATCCATGAGTGCCTTTGACTTAGTACCACTCCTTAGCATTGTTTCAAATGCTATTTCAAGTTGCTGGAACTGCCCACGTGTGGTTACTATGCTTTGCAATAGGCTACCCATACCTTGACCTACAAGGTATGATACGATATACTTAGCCCCATTTTGAGCCATATTCTGTAGCGATTGCTCCATCATAGCTGATTCTGCAATGGTGGTATTAGACACCTGTTTTATGTGTCTTTCCATAGCCTGAGCAGACACATTAAAATCATCTATATCAAGAGTGGCTTTGAATGCCAATGCTCCATTTACATTATCCATATTACATAAGCCCTTTTATATAATTCTTAATTTCTTCTTTCGTTTTCAACTCTACATGAACAGTTTCTTCATCTTCTTTCTCATCGTTTTTAGACGTTTCTATTTTCGGTGCGTCTGCAATGATGATTTGAATGTTCATCCAGGAAATACCCCAAAGCAGATAATCATAACTCCATCCATAAGCCTTAATAATTTCGCCACGATTACCCCAAGGGCTGTTTAGCCCTATTACTCTATCAGATTTGCTTTGGGCTTCGTCATTCCCACTTCCCTTATGGATCTGATAGAGGAGGTAAAACCCCCAGGATTCATCATCTGGCTTATTACATCAGATAGTTTTTTAAGCCTGGCTACAGTAAGGTGATTGATAAAGAACGTCTTAAGTTGTTCAACCTCCTTTGATCTCCTGTTTGTGATTTCAGGGCTGTTTATTACTGCAACGGCTGCTATTTCTGCCATAAGAGGTATATATTTGAATAGCTTCTTACTTTCCTGGATAGGCTGTTCCTGTACTTCTTTCTCATTATATTCTATCTGTATATACAGTTTTCTTAGATAGTCTATAGTTCCGAGATACAAAGGTTTGATATGGAAATTTCTCATATACATATCAACCATTTTACCTTTATCTGCATCTGGTACCTCCATTACAGATACGTCCCAATCAACAGGGATCCTTTTATCTCTCCAGATTCTTGCCATCTTAGGGAATGTTCTATTCCACCACAAAACTCTCTTAGGAGGTTTTACTGGGTAAATCTTAAGAGGAACGGAAAACTTAACACCAAGTTGCAGAAGTGCTTCAATAGCCTTTTCTTCCAGTTCTAATCTTTCCTCTGTTGTAAGATCTTTTATGTCTCTTATTTCTTTCTGTTCCATAGTCTAAAAAAAATAAAAGCCCCCCATCCTGGGGATAGGAGGCTATCTTCTCAATGATTTTTACTATTCATCTGGCATAGTCGGATTCTCACTGTACGTTATAACACCGTTTGGATTCGCTGTTACATCAAGTAATGAAATACCTTTAGCTGAGTAAGTAGTATTTTTCTTTGCCGACACAGTAGCACAAGGAATGTTAAGTACGAGACCTTCCATAGGGAAAACCTTGAAAGCAAGCTCAATATTCTTGACTGTTTCAGGTTCCGTGTATGTATTGTAACTTCCATCGGTACCTTTTTCACCGCCCTCAAAAGCAACCCTTTCATCAATGGATGGATCCATGATTGAGAAAACTAAATCTGATCCCTCTTTTGACTTCTGGATAATCTTCTTAGATGATGTTTCAGACTTGTGTGTAGTAATTGTTGCATCCTTATCTACAAACGTACAAGTGTCCTGGTACACATCTACAGGCTTCCAACCACTTTCGGGCATTTTCTTTGGATCAGTTTGGTTAATGGGAGCATAATACAATGCTTTGATTCCCACTGTTGATAATACTGGCATAATCTTTTAATTTTATGTTTTACTTTTGTCTTACAGTTATTTCAAGACCTAAAGAAACAAAGTGTTCATTATGGTTTTGTTCCTTGATAGGAGGATTGAGCTTACCTATAGTCCAGTTGTAGCCCTTACCTACCTCGCAATGATTCTGCAAAACCTCAATAACCTTTGCCCTTATGTCTATCAGTCTTTGGAAATTAGTACTATAAACAGACTTGCTTTTGTTTGCAATATCAGGAACATGAATGTTCACCTTGATTTCTCCGAACCTTACAGATCCCTCGCCATCAATAGTGTGAGGAACGATAACAACGCCCTCCTTTGCATAGTCGTTTCTTTCGTAACCAATAACTCCGTTAATCATAGTTTTAACCTCGCTTTCCTGGAGTAACTGGTAAACTCTTACAGCTATTTCCTCAGTAGTTATCATATTCCAAATAATTCGTTTGCTTTACTTTTTGCTTTTTCCATCAATCTATTCATGGCAGCAGGAAAATCTTTCTTTGCTTTCAGTTCAGCAGGGAGGATAACATTGTACCCCTTAGCTTCAACATAGGCAGCGTAATTCATTCCAGCTACTATGATGAGTGAATATGTGTCTTGCATATCCTGGGCATACTTCATTGCAGTCTCCAGGGCAGCATCGGCACCTACTCCAGGCTGGTTTGTCCCACCATAGTAAACTATCTCTTTATTACGAACCACAGCATAACCAATGGAGTTTGTCAGATTTCCTGTCTGATCGGTGTAGTTGTGCTGTTCCTTTGCGTACTTAGCAAGATCCTCTCCAAGGTATTTCAGCATAAACAAAACTGCTTTATCCAGATTCCTCTGGAATGCTTCAACCTTAGCAAGTATTACACCGCTACCAAATTCAGGTTTTATCCCCATATCTCAATATACCTCCTGTTTAAGTTGTCAATTCCCTGTATAGAGAACTCATCAGTACCCCCATCATCAAACACAAGCATGATCTTTGTTCCGATAGATAGATCGCCTTTGAAATGCTTAGGAATAAATACATCATAAGTGTATGCGTATGTTATTCCATCAGTTCCAACATATTGTTTTGCTGGTATTGACTTGTCTATCTGGCATTCACACCCTTTCTGCCATTCAGTATTATCCTGTTCCTGGTAAAATCCAGTCTCAGGATCCTGAACAGCTTCCTGTAAGATGCTATATTGGAAAGTACCGTTTGTTCTCATATTACCACAAGTTAGATCCGTCTGTTATAGATGAGACCTTGACAAACTCCGAAACGTCAAGACCGTTTTCACGGCAAAGATCTTTTATCCTATCCTCCAACTTTTCAACACTGTAGCCCTGTGAGGATTTTCCAAGGCTGTCATTTGTAAGCACTATCATTTTCTTAAGAACCTTGATAGCTGCTATAGCAATGCCAACCTTATCCTTTTCAGGATCATACTCACTGTCAAGATCGCTAACCTTAGCATCCAACAGAGCTTTCTGCAATGTAGTTCTACCTGGAACATAAGGATCAAGTTCACCAAGTAACGCTTCGTATTTTGTCAATGTCTCCATAACTTACTTTTCCTTTTCAAGTTCAACAACCAATGATTCAACCTGTTCCTCATTAAGTTTTGCTACAGCGTTTGATACGCCCTTAACTCCAGCATTCTGAGCAACAGGAGATCCGATAGCCTCCAGTGCAGTCTTTACGTCAAGCAAAGCATAATCTTTGCCTGACACGTTCACAACTTCTGGCTTATCTTCTCTTTTCTTTTCATCATTGATTGATTTAATCACACAAATACCACGTGATACGAGATCATTTACACGATCAAGATCTGAGACTTCAAGAGTTTCACCAACATTGTAGATTTTACTCCTGTTTGTTATGTCCCTAAACTTCTTTTTTGTACAAAGAACAATTCCCATATTTTAGCCCTCCAATGCTATATTGTCAAATTCCTCTTTTGTACAATAGAGACGAACTTCTCCATTATCAGTATCAGGAATTACTTCTTCATCATAACCACGCACCTGTAAACATACGATAGCACCGATTTCAGTGATAAGTGGCAACAATCTACCAGAACCCTGTGTGTATTCTGCTGCTGTTTGACCAGTAGATTCACCAGTGATCCATTTAGCGATCCTGATACCGTTACCAGCATTGATATAATCAACGCCATCTTCCTCCATCAGCTCACTATCTTCAATAGCTGGCTGGATTTCACCGATAACACCAGCAGGCTTAATGCAGACAAAGTTGTGATTCCACGGATCAATAGAGTGACGCTTTCCGTCCTTATCAATACCCATCTTTCGTGTTACAACTGTAACAGGAGGTATCTGGTTTTCAGACAACAGAGATTCAAACTGAGATACCGTAACAGTCTGAGCACTCTTGTCCTCACCATGCACAAGCAAACGTGTAGTCTGATCCATACGCAACCAGAAATAAAGATCCTGGCTCATAACGATTTCCCCTGGCTCAATACCACGGTTTCTGAGATCGGCACAAATTGCAGCCAAAACAAGGATTGGTGATACCTTTCCTGCTTTTGTGTTTGCAGAAGTCCATGCAAACGAACTGATCAATTTATTTGATTCAGGCATCATGTAATCAACCTCATAAGTACGTCCACCTGGGTTGTTTACTTCTGGAGTGAATTGTGCTACTCCCCATCCAGAGAATGCAGACAAAAGAATGAAGTCCATAACGTCCTTGCATCCAAGATAAGCATCCTCAATTTCGTGCTTCAATGTTTTTTCGATCTGTTTTACCTTATCAGCTTCTTTCAAACGTGGATTTTCGTAAACCTCCATAAGTTTACGCAAGTCACGAGCTGGCATAGGGAACTTGTGACCTACACGTGGGATTTCTTTAGTCCAAATATCGAAACCATCAGAACGCCTCAATGGTGTAGGAGATTCATCACCGATCAAAGTAGCCATCAAACGCAAATTATATTTGCCGACAATAGCCTCAGCAGTCAATGACATTTGAGGTGTATTGTAAGTACACCACTGATCAGAATACATTTTCTGGAACAGTGTTACTTCACGTTCTGAGGCTTTATCAAACGTCTTTCTCCATGTAGCCAGGAGATCCAAAGGCTTTCCATCTTTATTAAGCCCACTAAATTTTTGATAAATAGATTTCATTTTCTAACCTCTTTTTCGTTAATAAGACTGAGTTAATTTCACATGAGGATTGTTTTTCAGAAAAGCACCTGTAGCATCTTTCTGTGACGCTGGGATAGGAGGAACACGCCTTTCGTACATTTCGTATTGCATTGTATCAGCGGTAACATCTACAGAAACTTCAAATTCGCTAACAAAAACATCAGCAACCAAAGCACTGTTAGACATACCTCTTGAAGCTGCGTTTGACGAACTATCAACAACTTCCTCAATTACATTATCCTTTGCAAGACCAGAGATCTCAGCAGAAAGATAAATCACATAATTTGTCCCACTCTTTTCAATTTTTGTAATTGACGGAGCAGCTTCAAACATACCAGAGATCGCATCAGTTTTAAGTACCTTGTCTCCAAGTGCAAAGCACGGAGCATAGAACTCATCAACATACAGAGTGACTTTCTTTTTGTCCTCAGCATCAACTTCAAGGACTTTTGCAGTCTTGATAACCTGAACTTTTCTTGTTTTCTCATCCTTGATAGCAAGGGTTCCAGCAGGGATAGTATCACCTGGCATGAAATTCTGTTTTTCCTTATCCAGGTTAAATCCTCCCATAACCAATGACGGACTGCCTGTGAAGATCGGGCGTGTCCCAGTAAAAGAATCTGTTTTCCTTTTCATTTTACTTTTATTTTACGGTTATTGAATTGAGCAAATCATCAGCAGCTTCATCTATCTGCTTCTCACTTGCTGCTTTTGTACCCTCTGAATCAGCAGATACAAGACCATTTGTAATGAGATCCTGTTTGAACGAAGCAACAGCAGCATCAATATCCTCAGCGTTATCTGCGATATTGATCTTATCACGCAAGAATGCTGGAATTTTGTGTTTCTCCATTGCATCTGAAATTGCTTTTGAACGCTGGTTTTTCGCCTTTTCATTCTTAAGCTCATCCAGTTCTTTCCTGATCGCTTTCAGTTCTTCGCTTTCCTGACCTCTTTTCCCAGATTTGCCACCTTTTCCACCTTTGTTTTCTTCTTCCTCTTCTTCCTCTTCCTCTTCTTCTTCGGTTTCTTTCGGTTTCTTCTTCTGGCTTTTCTTGTTTACCCATCTTGTAGCCTCACCCTGGCTTTCTTTTGCCACCTCAGCTATTAGATTTGCAGTCGTTTCAATAGCCTCATCATCAGTCGAATCATCTTCAATGCTACCACCCATTTTTTCGGTTATCGCCTGGAGATACTTCTCTGAAAGACCTGTGTCTGTACACTTAGTCTTGACTTTTTCAAAGAGTTTTCTATTCATATACTTATAATTTATTGATATTGTTATTTCTATAACCGCAAAGATAGAAATAAAATCGGTAAAATGTGTTTGATAAACACAGAAATTTAACCAGGTAAATTCACTATAAATCAGCGTTTTGTGTTAACTGAGTAAATTTATACAGAAAAAAAGTCGGTAAATTATTTGTTTTATTTAATAGAACAAACTATATTTGCAATGTGTTTGAGAAACACAGATGATAAATACAACATTAAAATAGATCGGATATGACACAAAAAGAATTTGAAGAAAGGACAGGGTTAACGCCTAACAGTGACGATTTTAGTTTTATTCATTCTTTGTATATGAATACGTCAATGGAAAAAGATCAATTCTGCAAAGAGTATAAGAAAATTGCTGGCAGTGAAATTGTCAAAGATGTTCATGCCAGGTTAATAAATTCTCAGATCATTCTTGAACAAAGAAAACAAGATGATATAGATATGGCGAGATCTTTAATCGGAAAGTCCAGGGCTTATGATGATACAGACTTTAGAAATATGGCTGTTAAACTTATTGGCGAAAAAGATGTAGTTTGTTTAACCATGGAAATGGATCTTCCGTTATGGAGTGAAGATAAGGAATTTATTAAATCACACTTATAAAATAATAACAAAGGGATAAATCCTAATAAATGCAACACCGATATGGAAATAACAATCAAACAAGTTGAGGAAATTGTATCAGTACTAACTACAGAGCAGCAGCAGCTTCTTAAGGACACAATTAAATATGGATCATGGGGGGATGCAAGTTATGAATTTCTGACCGAGAAAGGAGAAATAGAATCTGTTTCAATGTTCGGATATTGTACAAATGACGCTAAAATGGCTGGTAATTTTTCAGGTCGTAAAATATCTGCTATGTTCCGTTCAATATATAAAAAACTATGCCCAGCCAATAACAATCAGATAGGTAGATATATCTCACACTGTAGGGACTGGTGGGAGGATGGCTCAGGTGATATGTTGTTTATTAGAACTGGTTACTATCAGGCTTTTGAGGAATGGGCAAAGGAATCCGTTTCACCAGAAGATAAAACAATACGTGATATAATGGATTGGATAGACGGATCTACGGCTTACCTTTCGACAAGAACAGAATATGCGAGAGGCTACAAAGATGGAATAGAACAGGCAAAAGAGATAGTAAGAAACATCATAAGCAACAATCCGACAAAATAATATAACGAGATATGACGGACTATAATTTATACATGATCATGGATGCTATTACGTGTGAAAAGGTAAAATCTGCCTTACACATAGCTCACGAAATGGCAAAAGAAAGCTATCCACATTTAGTTAATAACATTGATTTTGCTATCAACAGGATGGTAGATAATACAGAAACATTTGTCGGATCACAGAACAAACCAAAAACAAAGAAAGCATACAAGAAAGGAGGTGAAAAATGAATACATACGTTTTTGCTGCTTTTGATGCAGATGGTATCAGGATCGGAGAAACACAGCTTAATGATGATGCCTTGCCAGGACACCTTAACACATGTATGAGTGTTCTATGTAGAAATAGCAAGGCGAAAACATACAGGATGGTTACAGAAAAAGGATCATTACTTGATCCTTTGCCTGTAAATCCAGAGAGATACCTATCACACGAGTTCAGGAACATTCTAACACAGTGTGATAACGCCTGGTTCGGTGCTGTTGTAAAGCTACAGACAGGGCAAAAAGTAAAGCTCACAGGTTTTGGAGATAGCATATTTGATAAAAGCTATCATTTTACAGCCTATCACAATTCAGAATACCTTTTGCTAAAAAGTAAGGATCTTGTAAATGCAAAGGTGATAGAAAAAGGATATGATTACAAATACTAAAACATGATAATATGGCAACACTGATAAAAGCAGACGGTACGATTAAAGAGATTAAGCCTGAGAACGGAACAGACTTTCAACTGGAGGAACTTCAAAAGTATGTTCATGGCTACATAGAAATCATTGATCTTAGAAATGGTGAGATCCTGGTTGTAAATGACGATGGAAAGGATCGCTACGAGACAAACAAAGCAGCCACACAGTTAGCACACGATAACAGAGCCATATTCGGATGGGATTGGATTGATGGCGATGTTGTTCACTGCAAAACAGAAGAAGTAAAATAGAAAGGAGGATTCAATGCTAAAGTTATCAAACGAATTAAGAGACGAAATACATGCCATTGCCGTTGAACACGGCTGGCATGAAACAAGGCAACCCAGTTCACACTGGCTATGCCTGGTTATATCAGAACTTATGGAGGCTGTAGAAGCTGACAGGACTAATTTCAGAACAGACTTATCAATTATTCCACACTTCACATTTGAAAGATACAAAGAGAACGGTAATATGGATCTGTTTAAGGATCACTTTGAAAGGTATATCAAGAACAGGGTAGAAGATGAGCTTGCTGATGCCGTTATACGCTTACTTGATTTTGCTGGAGAAACAGGTACGGATATAGACCTTATGGCAAACCTATTACAGCAACATGAGCGTTATATTGCTACAGCAGACACACGCTTTACAGGTTTCATATTTGCCCTGTGTGGTATATTGACAAACAATGATAGAAACATTGATTGGGTGATCCGAAACTCACTTCAAAGAATAGATTATATCTGTAGGAGCCTTGGGATAGATCTCAATCCATTTATAAGACTTAAGATAGAGTATAACAGGTTAAGACCATACAAGCATGGGAAAAAAGAGTACTAAACGAAAAAGAAAGCCATATAGACATAGTTTATATGACATTATGAGAGAAAATAAAGACCTTGGTAGATACATAAATCCACTTGGTAAATTATCTAAATATGCACTTCCGTTTTAATACTGGATATTATGAAAACAACAGTACATTTCACACTTGGGGAAAACGCTGGCGATCTACTTGTAAGTATAGCAAGAGAACACTTGATATATTCTCTGAACCCACAAAAAGCACTTGAAACTATAAAAGGCAGCCTTATAGGTTGCCCAGATAATATTGCACTTGATATTCTAATTGGTAGGACTATCCTTGAAACTTCTGATGATCGTGTTTCTTTTAATGCAATACAGTACACTCCAGACATGAAAGATAAACATGAGCCACTGGATATAGAAGCATGGGCTGAAAGAACACTGTTATCCATGAAAAAAGATGCTAACGAATGGGATCAGGTTATACTTGAACTACGAAACTCAGTAATTAAGAATGATGGAAAATTTGACATAACAGTAAAGTATAACGATCTTATAAGAGCTATTTATGATGGGGACACAAGCAGTCTTTTTGATAATTCCGAAATAAGCGATACAATCCAAAGTCTAAAATATACCATTATTGGAATAAGGGATTTTATATCAAAATGTTTTAAGAAAATTGAGGTTATTAAATGGCTATATAACTATTATCCAGGAGAAATACCAGACGGATTCTTGGTTATGCCTACAGAAGTAAAAGGGCTTAACTTAAGACTAACAGACCTGATGCTAAAAGATGGTGAAGTAGAAAGATATATAAACCAGAATAGATACAGGGATGATCTTGTGACAAGGTATATTGAAAATGAAAGAAACATAGATAAGATCATTTCAAAAGGAATACAGCCTGTAGATATAACAATGAATTATAGTGCTGGATGGTTAGCACCTAACGGAGATTATTATGCCTTAAATGGGGATATTGCAAATATGCTGCACAATCAGATAGCTACAGCATTATGGGATGCTAAAATAATTCCTCATAACGATGATTATAAGAACAATCCAGATCAATGGTTAGGAGAACATGGTTGGGTAAAAATACATGGAAATCATATATTGTATGAGGGATATATGCAAAGTAGATATGGCATTCCACTTGTTAGAATAACTGATGAGCAACGTAAAAAGATAGCACTTTATGGTAGAATTTGCCACGGAGGAACTCTTAACTTTGGGCTTAAATATATGCCTGTAACAGTTGCCAAATTTGAAATGATGGATAGTATTATGGTTGGTAAAATATTTGATTTTGAATAACATGGGAAAAAACAGCTTAAAATCGAAATACGATAAAATGGCAGCTTCGATAGAGGCTGCAAACATATATGATGGCAGAGGTACATTTGACGTGTACAAATGTAACAGGTGTGGCTTTTCTATAGTGACAACATACAAGGACAAAGGAGTTACACCATATACAATATCCTGTAAAAAGTGTGGTGTAGGAACAATGTTTCATACAGAAACACTTGCTTTGCCTCATCCTGATGCAGATGTTATCAACTGGATAAGACCTACATTCAACCAGTTCAAGAAAATGCAACCTGGAGCACAAGAACACATTTTGAACGGAGGTTTGATAATGGAAAGAGAACCTGAAATTCCAGCAGAAGATCCTTTCTTTCCTTTTCAGTTGATCATGGAAAAAATACCAGCAAAAGAGAGCATAAGAATTGCGTACATTCCAATAGTAATATCAAACGCAGCACTACATTACACAGGTAAGATTGCTGATTTTTGCGCTAAAAACCGAATGCCATTCATTAAAGAGGTTAGAACTATCAGGAACGAATCTAAGGCTTTTGTAGAACAGGCTACAGGATCGGTAAGCCACGACACATACAATCAGCTCAAAAAGCAGACAGATGAGTTTTTCTACTCAACCAAAGCAAATCTGTACACTTTGTATTTCACTGTAAGAAATGAGTTTCTAAAGAGGTTTCCTAACCTGGATAACGAATATGATCTTTACACAGACGTGTATATAGCTCATTCTCTTTTCAGGTATGTTAGGGATTTCCAGGATAAAGCAGAAAAGCACATGAGTGAGGTATGTGGTGTGACTATAAAAACGGATCCTGATCCACACATTATGAAGATCTGGAAATGCCTGGATATAATAACAGACGGTTATACACTTGGTAAATCTGAAATGATTGAACTTGCATTGAAAGTAATATCAAACAAAATAGATGAGCATATATTTTCTGACATTGAAATAACGGAGGACTAAAGCATGAGAAAGCTGAGTGTTATATGGCAGATCCTATTTTCCGACAAATGGGCTGTTTTTACATTCAATGACGTACCAGAGGATCCTGAAAAACTAACAGCACCATATTTCAAGTGGAATATATCTCACAAAGATCCGTATTTCTTTCAACTTATTAGGAACAGATTAAAAAACATAGAAAACAATGAGGTACGCACTGAGAAAGCAGGATAAGATAGCATCTGTTTACAGCGAATCATACCTGAAAGATCATATCATTAAAAGCCTGAATAATTATTTCAGTGTTACGGATGATTATGAGATAACGGGACAAATCGGAACAGGAGAAACATATACTTGCAACGGATCCGAGATTGAATACCCTGTTTTGAGAATAAATGATGTTTCTGATGTGGATAGTATGCTGGAGTTCGCTATTGTCGGGCAACAGTATGATGTATTAAAATTGTCCTTTTTAGGACGTATGAAAGGGTAATAATATGGATAAAGATAAATTCATTAAAGCAATAGAGCTAAACAAGGAAATTGAAGAGTTTGAGACACATAAAAAAGCACTTGAAAGCTCAAATATACAATACGGTGGTGGATTGATATTTACATATAATAGTATGCACAATGACGTGCCATTAAAGAAAGAAATATTCGGTGAGGATTTCTTCAAAAACTACATGGAAGCACTGGATAATAAGATAGAAACACTGAAAAAAGAGTTTGAGGAACTATGAGTATGAGACGATCAATAAACACCATACCGAAAGATGAGTATGATATATTACTCAGAAAGGCGGTTCACAGAATGGTAAAGAAGTTTCGCATATTATCTGACGAGGAAAATTCAAAGATGATCAAAGCAGATAACCAGGGAAACTATGAAAAAGCTGAGAAGCATGATTTCAATTCACGTGCTTTATCACTTATGGCAAACATGTTTTACACATACTATGATATAAGAACTGGAGAAAACGAAGATTAAATATATTTGTTTTATTAAATAAAATGTATTATTTTGCGTTTGATAAACACACTTGATAATGAAACAACAAAGAAAGGTTATACATATTGAGCTGAACGAGCCTAAAGATGGGAAAAGACATTTCTATTTTGGGAGCGTTACAGCCATTTACGACACCCTGACAAAGGATGATATAGGGATCTCAAAAGAATCACTCTGGAACACCTTAAAAGATGGCGAGTACAAGAACAGGAAAGCAACCATAAGGAAAGGAGTGATTATTTCCAAACAAACAGATAGAGGGCAAACAATAAAAACAAAAGACTATGATAGGAGCGATAATAGGTGATATAGTTGGATCACGTTTTGAGTTCAACAACACAAATGATTATCATTTCAAGCTGTTCACGAAAGAAAACAGCTATACAGATGATACAATATGCACTGTAGCCATTGCGGATGCTATCAACACAGGAACAGGCTATAAAGATAAGATGGTAGAATGGTGTAGGAAATATCCTCATCCTATGGGATCATACGGAGGCGGTTTCTCACGTTGGATAGTATCAGAAAATCACGAACCTTATAACAGTTTCGGCAACGGATCAGCCATGAGAGTTTCACCAGTAGCCTGGGCTTATGATGATCTTGATACAATCCTGAAAGAGGCAGAGAAAACGGCTGCAATAACGCACAATCACCCAGAGGGTATAAAAGGAGCTTTAGCCATTGCACATGCCATACACTCACAAAAAAGAGGTTTTAAGCCTGGAGATCTGGAGGCTGTAGGTAACAGATACTATCCTGGATTTCTCCATGAAATATACACTCCTGGAGTATTCAATGAAACATGCCAGGGAACAGTACCTATATGCTTGAAGATAGTCCGTTACAGTACATCATTTGAGGATGCTATAAGGAGGGCTGTTTCATGGGGTGGAGATAGTGATACCATTGGTGCCATTGTCGGATCCATAGCAGAAGCAGCTTTTGGAGTTCCGCAAAGTATATACAGGAAAGTCTGGAATTACCTACCTGTTGAAATGCTGGAGGTTATTGGAGACTTCTACAGAAAATTAAACCTTAGAAGAAATGACGAAGAATGAAACAACATCAAACTTACTGAGTTGCTGTAAGTACTACAAAGGCAACGAAAACGAACAGCCCAAAGATGGAGATCCGTTGATCTGCTGGAATACAGAAAAAGCCTGGATCAACAGAACTCTTGAAAACCATGAGGATGATATTTTTGGGCTTAACTCGTACATTGAGGCTGGTTTGAAAAACTTCCAGCAGTATGACGGTGTACCAATAACCCTAAAAGCCCTGTTATTTTCGTTCTACAGCAAGATCTCTGAACGGATAGATATAGAGGCTTTCAAAAGGTTTTACCTGGTAAATTACGCATAAAAAAGGGTGGCAGTTTCCTGTCACCTTTTTTTTGTTATCTTTTGAACTTACAATAGAATCCAGAACTTTCTGTTACTATTTCAAGAATCTCTGTAGGTGCCTGAGCTATCACATCAACATCAATATACCACATTCCGTTTTTGTACTCAGCTTTAGTTATACGGAACTTTGTACCACGCTGTAAGATGATTTCATTTTCATTCAATGAAGTAGGCTTTTTCTTTCCGTCCCAGCCTCCATCATACTGACCATAGTTATTATATGGCTCAGCGTATGTTGCTTTTGTTCCCTTTGGTGCATAAATGTTATAAATGACATCTTTTGTCACTCCTGTTCCTGTAAACCTTGTACCCCTGTTTGATCCACATGATAGGAATGTTTCTACCTTTGTTTCCTTTCCAACCAAAGCAGACGGATCATTTACGAAGTCCCACAAGTTCAGCTTCCAGTCACTTCCAAAGATAGAACTGTTATCATCACGTTTTATCCAGGCATCATCACGCAAATGACAACGATCCAGGAACGAAGTCATAGCTTTGCAATCTTTTTCAAACTGTTCAATCCTACTTGTATAATAGTGATAGTAACCTTTTACAGCTCTCAATGGCTCTGTAATGTATGCAGATCCTACAGTGTACCTGTGCATGGCTGTTCTCTCATCAGCAGAAGCCAACGCCCAATCATCAACAGCAGAATCAAAGAAGTAATCATTTGCACTATGCTCATCCCTGAAATACTTTGCATCATCCTTTCTTTTCTTAGTGAAACACTCATCACCAAATGAAATATCTCCAGAACCATATTTCTTAGCAGCTCTCTTATTGGCAGCAGCTTCAAGAGATAATTTCTTTTGCTGAGCGTTATTGTAAGCCATCTGAGCAGCTTTAAGATCTCCATTAAGGGTAGCTTCCACAAGATCGTTATAAAAGCCCTTAAACTGGCTGGATTTCGTTTTCTGGTTGTAAGCCATAAGCTCAGACATGGAATCCTTAATAACTTTCCACGCTTTAGCCTCATTAACCTTAGCCAGTTCCTTAATATATGCTTGCTGTGATACCTCCCAGGTTTTTTCCCATACCTTACCAAAGTGGTTTTGAGCAAGCCATTGGATCTCATAATTCAGTTTCTTAGCCTTGTATTCAAGATCCGTTATGCTATCCCAGTCAGAAGCACCGAACTTATCAGCCCATGACTGGTATTTCTGTTTGACTGCATTAAACACGGCTTTGGTATCTTCATAGCCAAATTTCCTTGCCACAAACATAGGATCATCCAGAAGATCATAGGAATATATTTCCTTACCTATAGCCTTAAGTTTGTTTGCTTCTGCCATTATATCATCCAGGTTTGAACGCTTAAGAACATCAACCAGGGCAGACGTATCAACATCAGGAATACTACCCATAACATTGATAATGTTTTGCCCATAATGATATACAGCCTTTCTTTCCCACCATGCTTTTTTAATAGCCTCAACCTCCTGCTCTGTTCTGGCTGCGTGCCTTTCTTTTGCTATATCCTGAGCTGTTGGTTTTTCAAGTCCTACCAATCTCTTGTTATCCATCAGGAAATATGGTAAAGTTCCTCTTTCCTTTGCGTCCTGGATCCTGTCTTGATTATCACTCATCCATGTTTTGAACTCACCTGGTAGTTCCTTGACCTCATTATCACATTTTACATTCCCAGGATCTTCACCGTTCAGAATCTCATCAAGCATCTTATCCATATCGGTTTCCTTAGCAAGAACAGGAACCATATAACACCTACAGTTAGGGTGCCATCCAGTCCACTTGAAAGACTTTGGATAAATGCCTTTGAGATCATCGCAAATATCGACACAAGGATGATTATTACTCAGCTTAATTTCTACACCTATGACAAATTCAAGCTGCTGCCATCTGGTATAGTCTGCTGTTCTGTATGCTATGTTTGTTTCAGTCCTGGCTAACCTCTGTGCATTCTTTGAAGATGATCTGTAAACACCCCTACCAGGTTTGTAGTCCTTTGGATTTGCGTCTATCCATTTGTAAGACTGGCTTTCTTTATCCCACGTCCTGCGTTTCCACTTTCTGCCATAAATAGGATTTCCGTCCTCATCTTCTCCGATCTTGATCCTGAATCTCCTGTAATATCTATCAGGCTCATTCAGATAGCCCTGTATTTTTGCTGCCAGGCTCTTTGCTGGAGTTCCCTCACCAATAGCAAGATCAAGTGTTTTTTCAAGTTCCTCTTTGAATTGCCCTGTATAATTCCACACCTTTTGAGACAAGTTCATACCTCCATGCTGTGATACCCTGGAGAAAAATGCGTTCATTGCCTCCTGATTTCTCTGGAACAACTTTGCAAAGTGATTATCTTCTACAGAACTTTCACCAAACACCCCTTTTACCAGCTCATCATTGCTTTTATTTGAGAACTCCCATTCCTTTTCTATACCACCTCTGATAGTTTGGTACACACGGCTGTACATATTCCTCAGAATAGGAGTTACGTCCTCACTGTAGCCATATTCAGAGAATGAGAAAGGAACTCCATCAGAAAGCTCCGTACCTTTCACCAGGTTAATAATCTTGGTAAAACATTCCTGGTATATTTTACGAACCTCAAAAGCATATCCCTCAGTTCTGTTGAATAGCTCCTGCTGCTGCTTCTTATAGTCTATGTACTTTTTCTTTGCCATATTAGTCTTTCATTTCAAACTTATCACAATGATCCCTATCCAGGAACTTAGAAAATTTAGAGAACCTGCATCGGCACATAAAAGGCTTTCCATTAGCCCCTATCTCGTGTGGATCATAGCTGTGTTTGCAGTCTCGGCAGTGATACTTTGGTTTCTCTTTTAATTGTTTCTTTGCCATAATATTACATTGCACTTTTGAACTCTATTTTATTTCTTTCCTCATCAGTAAGCAAGGATAAAACAGCCTCCATTCTGGTATGGAAAATCTTAAATTCCCATTCGCCTTTGATCTCCTTACCTGTCAAACAGTCATTATCACTGTCAACCATCATATCGTATGTTATCGCTGGAGTGGATCTACTTCTCAGATCCGAAAAGTGAATGGCTATAATACGGAACCGCTTAGGCTCATCGTTCTTGATAGCCCAACACTTATCTCCTACATCAAACTTTGTCCTTATTTCCATATCATTCAGCGTTACCGAAAACGTCCATCTTGTTCATTTCCATTTGTCTCTCCATGGCAGCAGCTTCTTCCGCTTTCAGCCTTTCAATTTCTGTTTTAGCGTCCTTGACCAGGTATGACAATTCAATATAAGTTTCCCTACTCAATGCACCATCATTAAACTGTTTAGACAAGTCAGCAAGCATTTCAGATACATCATCACCAAATGGCTCCTGGAATGTGTGGTTAACTTTTAGTGCATCATGTTCAGCCTTGTGCGCATAATCAAGTACATTAGCCATAATTGCTTTCATAAGTGAAGCATGTCTGTTCATGTAGTCATCATGCTTTTCCTTGTGTTTGTCTGCCTTAATAACAGCCAACAGCATAACCTTTCTGATAGCCTTTGCTGAAAGGTTTCCAAGACTTTTCATATTATCAAAATCAATGTTTGGAGTGAAAGACTTTGATAGGATATGCTTATCCAGGCGATCAAACTGGTTTGTTTTGCTTTGGCTCGCCTGATCCCATGTCAGATACTTAACCTCACCGCCATTCTTAAGAATAAACAGCTTTGCTTCTTCCTCAGCTTTAGGCAGACTGTTAAGAATCTCAGCAGTGGCTACCATGGCTGGATTTGCAAAGCGATCGTTCACGTCTGCATCAACGCTTTCCATCATTTCCACCCTGTCTATCATAGGTTGAACATCAGCAGCCTCTGGATCCTGTTCAAACAGCAAAACAGGGATCTTACCTATAGGGTTAGCTATTGTCACAACCTCCCAGCCAACCTTTCCACGTTTAGCCCTGTAAATCGTATCTTTGGTATATATGTCAACATGGTAAACAGTATTCCCACCAACCTCAGTAAGATAATAGCCCCAGGCAAATGAAGTCAGCCTCTTATACTGATCCTTGACGGTATAAATATCATCACCGTTCTTTTTACTCAATGGAGTAAGAATCAAATGAGGCTTATTATCATCACCTTTGTAAACATGGTATAGAATGGCAGATACTCCCTCAGCTCCAGCAGTTCTTTTAGCTTCTCTTACTGTAGCATTGAACCTGGTTTCATCCATCAGGTTATTGAAGTATTCAAATGAGTAATCTGTATTCTCGCTTACTTGCGTCCACTTCACAGGTCTGCCATATAGAAAAACAAGAGAAATTTCGTTAATGAATTTAGGATACGGAATAGGAATCTTATTCCTTTTACTCCATCTTAAGAAATTTCCTTTCTTATCATATACGGCTCTATCTTCACGATCCATTACCTTATGTGTGAATGTCTCGTAAACTCTCAGGTTGCTGCTGGCTACACCCTCCCAGTTCCTCATCATAGACAAAGCCCTGGTTACATCTTTTGAAGCCAACAGCTCAGTAAATCCCTGCTGATAACTTATAGCAGCTTTTACCTCATTCTTAATTACATTTATAAGTCCCATTGCTGTAAATATTAGTTTATAATCCTAATCTTCTTTCTATATCATCTGGTATCTCATACTCATTGTAATCAAACCAGGATCTCATCAAGAAAAGATCCCTCCAGTCTGGTGAGCATCCAATTTCTGATTTTATTTCCTCCTTTGGTTTCAGCTTTAGCGTTCCATCATCATCAACTTTCCATGTTTGCAGTTGTTCAAGCTGCCTGATTATATCCTCACGTTCAGCACCACTTACAAGATCCTCATCAATACCAACATCAGAACTGTTTATATGCTCAGCCAGTTTGTAACCACACTGAGCTTGTAAGTTCTGGTAGTTTTCACCGTTGAATGGAGTGGAATTGTTCACAAATCCTTTTATATCGCAATTATCAACAACACCACCGCCAACACCGTCCTCATCCACAATACACCTGTAGTTAGGAATACGGTATTTCTTTTGTCTGTATCTTATCCAGTCCTGGATCTCGGTTAGCTTACTTTTGGGGAAACCTATAACCTCAACTATGTGCCAACCGTCCCAAACTGCTAACCTGGCATAGTCAGCTCCGAAACGTGCAATATCTCCAGTTATATAGTGTATGCCTGTTCTCTTTGATATTTTGTTTCCGAATATCTCACAGATAGCATCATGTGAACATAAAGCATTAGGGTTATCATCATACTCCCAGTTTCCTTTCAGAAGTCGTTCCCTCTTTACCTTATCTTTCGTTGTCCTCAATCCCTCTATATAATCAGGATCAATGAAAGGATTTTCCTGTACAAGACACGCCAGGTATGACATGTAACCTGGTAAATTTTTAGCCATTGACGGCTTATAGAATGTATCATACATCCAGTTCTTTTTAGGGTTACATGTGATAAACAGCTTTCTCTTTAGGCTTAATTCTGCGTTTAGGTGCCTACCAATACGAGTTTTAAGAGTATCATAAGCTCCAAAGTTAACCTCTCCACCTTCTTCAATCCATCCTCCAGTGTACTCAATAGATCCGTATCTCTCATACAGTGGATCGCCTGGCTTAAACTGTAGATCCAACAAGTCAATCCTGGAACCATTATAAAACTCAATGAAATTATATTGACCGTTATACTTATACAGAGTATCATCAACTCCATACTGTGAACAAACCTTGTAAAATGTGATCAGTGTTGACTGTGTAATTCTTTTCAGCTCAGCACGTCCGATAAACCATTTGGTACCAGCATACGACAGACACATAAAAAGAAGCCAGGCAGCACCAGTCCAAGACTTAGCACCACCAGCAGCACCTCCATACAGAAACTCTGAATGTTCGTTATCTGTTAGGATCTTTAATGCCTGTTCTTGCTTTTCATGTTTCTTTCCATCCTTGCATGTTATGAAGTCAAAGCAACCACGTTTGAACAGTTCAACCTTGACTGCAACGTGCATAGGAACAGATGATACCTTACTTTTTGCCATTTCCGTTGAGTTTATCCAGAAGTGCATTATACTGTATCAGTTCCTCCGTTGTGAGTGCTGATAGATCTACACTGTTATTTGTCACCTGAGCATTAACCTCACTTTCTATAGTCAAAGAGGCTTTTCCGAATATACGATCAAAGATCATTTCAACAGTTGAAGTTCTACCATACCTCATATCTGTGTTTAATGCTGACACGATATTTAGCAACCAAAGAGGCGTTTCCTTATTTGCTTTGCCATCAGCACCCTTAACGATCTTTTCCAGGTCTGCTGGGGTTTGCTCCATTACCCAGCGTATAATATTGAAATAGTCCTCCTGCTCCAGCTCATAGCCTACACTTTTACCTGTTATTGCTTTGAGTTTCTTGTACAAGGATGGCTTCCTGCCTCTGTTGCGAGGCTGGTTTTCGCTGGTAAATCTGTTACCTGTTTTATTCCCTTTTTCAAATCTTGCCATCCGTTGTTTTCCCGTTGTTTGTTATATGTGTTCAATAAACACACTTATGAAACAAAGAAAATCAGGTATTAAGAAAAACACCTGATTCCCTCTTTAATTATCACTCAGAAACCGCCTGTGATTTATACTTACCATAGAACCACTTGATAAGATCATCACCCATTTCATCATAAGCGTCCAGCTCATCCAGAAGTGCTTCCGCTTTGTCAATAACGCCAGTAAGCAAAACCTGTTGTTCCTCTGTTGCTGTACTGATTTCGATCTCTCCGTTAATTTGCTGTTCGATCACCTTAATCTCATCAGCAGATAATTCAATTTTTTTCATATACTGTCTGTTTATACGTTACAAATTTAGCCTTAAAGTTTATATTTCTTACAAATCTCTTTCACTTTAGTTGTGTACTTGTCGGATTTACCATGAACCGCTTTTGTGACTGTTTCAGCCCAGAACTCATCAACATTAGTAGTTGCATATTTACCGTACCCAGTTTTCTTTTTGTCTTTCATCCACGTTTTATACAGGGATCTGATTTCCTTTCCTGCTGCTTTATGGTTTGCTCCAGACAAAGAAGTGTTCCAGGTTGCATGTCCGAGTTCGTGCGTTACAGTATGAGCCAGTGGCTTATTTGTCTGAGTGTGCCATCCGCTTGCATATCCTTTCTTTGTTTGTCCGAGAACAGCACTCTTACTTTGATTGAACACCTTTTTGTTAAGGTAGATCGCCTCACTCTTACCACCAGAGGAAACCTGAACGCCCAAAGTTCCATCAGATAGTGTTGCCAGTTTGATATTTTTCTCCCTTACACCGAGCACTGAATGAAACCTTGAAATTGCCGATTTTGTTTCTTTGTACATCTGAGGATCTTTCATGTTAACCACAGAGGCTCAACACCTGTTATCTTTCCCTTATAGTTGCTATCACCAGGTTGCAAGCCACCTCTTGATCCGCTTGAATTTCTTCCCATAACTACTTTTTCTTAGCGTTAATAAAATCAGTTACATATAGTAGCCCATGCTTTCTACAGAACTCTTTAATCTCATCACCGCCACCATATACCAGCAGATTAGGTTTTTCAAGCCCTGATATTTCCTGAGCTACCTGGAGATCCGATTTAAGGCTTTCCATCCATCCGTCCAGCCCACGGGTGAAAAAAGCGTTATAGCCTTTCGGTATTCCCATTTTATTGTATTCAATAAATTTGTGCGAAACATTAAGATCGGCATAAACCTTGATACCACACTCCTGTAGGTATCTGCTCAGCCAGCGTTTTTTGTATATTAGCTGAATACCCATCGCAATAGGAGTTTGATCATGGCAGCTACAATTTGGCTCAACGATAGCCTTGCATCCGCTTGTCAATAGGTTGATAGGATCTTTCCAGAGTTTTTCAAACCTATAATCATCAACATAGAAGTGATAAGTAACAACATCTTTCCTCAGTCTGCTATTAGCTCCCCAGGGACTAAAAGGCAGCTCCAGTTTTCCAGCTTGCTGTTCTATCAGCAAATTAGGTATCTCAAAGATGTTATCACTTTCATATAGTACGTCTTTCACTTCGTATGATATAGGATCATCTTCCGAGAACTCCGCTTCTGGATCAGGATCCTCAATTTCCTCCTGCTTTTTCTTCGATTTCTTTTCTTTCTCCTTTGGCATTTCAAGCCCTATAAAATCAAAGTTTACATCTTGCCAAATATCATCTACTTTCAGAGCGTTAAAATCCCACTCTCCGTTATTGATATTCCCACGCAAAATGATTTCAGCCCTCTCATCATCATCAAGCTCCGAATAAAGCACTGTAGGAACCTTTTCAAGTTTCAGCTTGTTGGCAGCTTTCAGCCTTTGATTTCCATCCAGGACAACCAGCTTACCATCACGATCCTCAATAGCCAAAGGTCTATGCTTGTAGAAACCGTTAACCTTGATACTGTCAACCAGCTTTTGCAGTTGTGCTTTTGTGATAGTCCTTGGATTCTCAGGCAAAGGAGAAAGATCGACAGGATTTCTATAGATTACTTCACCGCATTTCATAGACTATCCCCCTCAGTATTTCCTGTTTCAACAGCTTCTTCCTTATCATCCTCTCCATCGAAAGGCAACATCTGATCATCATCAAGCACCGAAAAGGCTTTTCTTATGATCTCAGCAGCTTTCACATAACGATAGTATTTCTTATTCTTAAGATAGATCAGCTTACTACCATCGCTTGTGTCAACTCCTACAGCGTAAAACTTTCCCCTGTAGTCAACAGGCAAAGGCACCTTACCATATATGACAACTTTATCTGCTGAAATATCAGTTATTGTAGCTTTCCTGTTATACTTACCATTCAGGAATATTTCAGCTTTATCATTCAACCTGATAGGATCGCCAGGGAACAGCCCCATAAGCATATCTCCAACAGTTTCCTTAAGCCCTCCATAAATCCACCAGAGAACCATTACAGCCACGAAAACAGCCGATAAAATAATAATTGCTATCATAACAGTTATTTACTTGGTTAATAATGCAAAGATAATAAATATGTGTTTGTAAAACACACTTTTAGGCATAAAAAATCAGAACCCAAACACGAGCATAGCAGCATCCCTATTATGCTCATTTGTCGCTTGCGTCCATCCTGTATATTTAGTAAAACTTTCCTTGCTTAATTTCGTCATATTGTTTTTAGGTGCAACCATTTCAAACTCTATTCCCAGGTCAGTTAGAAAGTCTTGCCATACAACAGCATCACGCTTTACAGATCCAACGCCCTGTAGCTTCTTTCTTTCTTCTTCACGTGACATTCTTTCAGTACCGAACCACTTTCTTTGCCTTGGATCCTCAACTCTTACAATAACCCTTTCACCGCAACCAGCCTTATACTGTTCAGCATAAGACTTGACAATATCCATAGCCTTATGGATTTTCATTGTCTTTACGAGCAACAGAGATCGCTTTCTGTTGTCCCATACAGCGATCCCTGTGTTTACTCCTGTATCAATACCGATATAGATCATTGTTCACTCTCATTATTGGTTGGTATTTCCATCAGGATAACGCCATCAAGCTGATCCTCCTGTTTTCTGGTGCCCAGAACCATAGCCACCTCAATATCGCCAGGAATGAATTTATTTCTTACCTCCTTAATCATTGGCATACCGATAGGCTGTTCAGACCATATATGAGCCACCCACAAGTTGTTTTCAAGCTCAACGGTTACAATAGTGTTTTTGTGTAGGAATGTTCCTGGTTTATATGATCCGTACTCATCAGAAACGACCTCCTCTCTTTTTGCAGTCTCATACAGCTTATTGAACAAATCTTTTGAAATTCTGTTTTTTCTTTTCGCCCAGTATTCAGGGTAATTCACTTTTACATTCATAAGTTTTCTGTTTTAATTGATATTCTAATAGATGGTTTAGTCTCACTGTTTACAACATATTTCTCATAGAGATCAGCATGTTCCTCCTGGAACTTTGCGTTATCAAAAACCTTTCTAACAGACGGTGCTATATACGAAACTCTGATATAATCATTCTCTGCTTTTTTCAGGTTATTGCTTTGCATTGACAATAGGATCGCATTCTGTAGCTCAGCTTTCCTATCCTCCATCTTCTTAATATCGCCTACCAGCTTAATATATTCGTCCTGTAGCGTTAAAATATCATCTGGTATAGGAATATACTCTTTTGTCTTTTTCTTCGCCATAATCAAACAGAATCAGTTCTACGAGGTAAAACAATATCACATATCTGCTTACAAATCTCAATATCATATAAAGCATCATGTAGCTTTGAATCATCCACATTGATACCGAGTGCTTTCGCCACTGTTCCCTGTTTGAAATTCTCCATTTCAGCACGTTTCTCAGAAAGATACGGTGTAGCCAGAACCATTACATCAAAACAATTACTCCAGAACCATGATCCAAAGTACTTATCTCCGTTCTGTATAAACCATGCCCTAAGAAACGAGTTATCAAATGATGCTATATTGTAGCCAGCAAGGAAAAACTTGTCTTTTTTATTATATCGGTCAACATACTTTGAAAGTAAATCAACAAACTGTTTGTATATTTCACCCATAGGAGGATATGCCATGATCTGTTCTTTTGTAACGCCAGCTACATCAAGAGCCTCCTGTAAGATCTCAGCTTTTGGGTTAGGCTGTACCTTGAAATCGAACTTTTCCTTAACTTCTCCGTCAACTACGATCATACCACTGAGCTGATGGATCCCATGTTTGTTTACAAGTGTGCCTGTTGTCTCCAGGTCAAAAAATAAAACTTTCATATTATTGTTTTTTATAACGTGAATAAATCCTTTGTCAAAATACTACTACCATAGATGGAAATGGAGCTGAGTTTTTTGATCCTCCAAACTTCAATCTGCCTTTTATGAATCTTATTTCCTTTGCTTTGTGGTAGATAAACTCATGGAAATACCTGGTATCTGTTCTTGCTGGTATAAGCATCACGACTGTTGTATCAGGTTTTCTACTCTCATTGTAGCACTTCTTCACCCAGTCATACAGTTTTCTACCATAAGGAGGGTTACAAAATGTCACATACCCCCCCCCCAATTTTGTGACAATCCGTCAGTTTCAGGGGTGAAATATTTACTACATTTAGCATTCTCAGGCAACGCACAGGGATCCAAATTGAAATGAAACTCCTTATCAAGCTCATCAAAGAACTCTTGCGGTGTAGCCCATACCTCATTTGCACTTGAAAATAAAACTTTATCCATCTGTCAATTCTGTTTTTTATATTCTCTAATTGCCTTACTTAAACTTTCTGTTTTATCCAGGAGGTTAGCCATCTTATCAATGTCAACCATAACCTCACCGTCCATCCATGCCCAGATCTTTCTAAGAGCCTCAGATATTGCTTTTGCCTCTTTGCTATCTTTCAGGGAATTTAGCACCTCCTTATTTGTCGCTGTAGCCCTACCATTTTCCTGAGCTGTCTGAACTGCTGTTTTTGCAGCCTTTACCTGTTCTTTCTCACTGTCATAGCTGTTTGCTATCTCCTTTGCTGCCTTAACAGACAACTCGCCTTTTACGATCTTGTCTTGAATGTATTGAGGCAAATCCAGAAGTGAAAGGCATTTGCTCACATAAGCCGTTGACTTTTTGAACTTATCAGCGATCTCAACCTGAGAATAGCCAAATTCCTCTTTGAACCTACGAAACATGATAGCACATTCATATTCCGTAAATCTCTTACCCTCATTACGCATCATCTGTTCGATATAAAGATCCTCCAGTGAAGCATCCCTGGGAGCCTTAAGAGCTTTGATATATTGTATGTCGGCACCCTCTTTTATTGCTTGCATTGTAGCACGGTAACGCCTTTCTCCATCAACCAGCTTATATTTTTCAATGCCATCCTCTTTGAAAGGAATAACCGTTACAGGATTGAGAACCCCTTTTGCTTTGATCTGTTCCTTAAGCTCATCCAGATCAAAATCCATACGGACGTTGAAATTATCAACAACAACTATATTTCGTGGATCTATAAGAAATATATCAGTCCTTTTTGTCACATTCGTTTCCATCTTTCGTATAATAGTTTTTATAATATTTACATGGTTTCTTTCTCGCTGTTATTTTCTTTTGTAGCTTACAACAGTACATCTGCGCACACTGAGGATTAGACCAGAAGTATTCGCAATCGCTACAGTGTCTAATTTCTTCACTCATCACTATCAATGAATTGCTCATTTTCATCCATAAAATACTCATAGGCTTCTTCACAATAAGAACCCTCACACAAAGAATCACAACCATGATCTATTTCTCCATTTTTCCAAGGGCAAAAATCGCAAAGCTCATCACCTAAAAGTTCTTTTGCTTCTTCCAAATCCATATCAATACCTAAAATCAGTGAAGTGAATTATAACACCATCAAATACATTTCCCTTATTACAGCCAAAAAACCATTCAGTAAAATCTTCAACACTCAAACCGTCATTCTTTGCCAGATCATAAGCGGAAACTTGTTTTCCATCAACCCAACACTGTGGAACTTCATCAGTGCTGCTATATGTCATTGTTATCTTCTGCAGTCCTATTTTATCATACCTGGCAAACTCTCTCTGTTCAGAATTATACGGTCTGCCAGTCCACTCTCTAACACTCAGATATTTCTTGCTTTTAGAAATATCATTGTATCTTTTATCCCATACATCTTTAGCGTTGTATCGTATGGTATGTTTCTTTATTCCATTTTTCAGCTTTTGTTCAAAGCCTGTTTTTTCACCAGCTCTGGAATGTGTTACTGGGAAAACTTTACATAAGGTCAGTATTACTTTTTTCTTATCCATGATCCGAAAATTTATGTTGCAATTTACCTGGTTTATTTTCTTCTACTACCTCCGCGTAGTTCTATTACATTGAATGATTTGAAACGATCAACCAAACGCCCCTCAAATCGCTCCTTAAGATCCTTAACAGATAGGTTGCTTGTGATATGATACTTTTTTCCTAACTGTTGGTAGATCTCATATCTTGCAAAAAGAAACTCATCTGTTACCTGTGTAAGTGTAGTTCCATAGCTCTTTTGATTTTCAGTCATAAGCCCAAGGTCATTCAAACACACATTGAAAGGAGATCCCTCAAAGCTGTCTTTATTTGCTCCCTCATTGTATGTATATTTATCTATGTGCCCATTCAGCTTATAGTAGTTCATTAGCTGTGTAGAACTTATATTCTGAAAGCTGTTTTCATTTCGTGTCATTTTAAGATAATCAGAAAAGATCTGCATTATCATAGTCTTTCCTGTTCCTGGCTCACCGACAAGTAAAATGTTCTTGTGAATTTTATAGTGTTCGTTTGGAAATACTTCCTCAGCACGTTTACACCCATTGAAATAGTAAAGCAGAAAACGAAGTACATTTCTGTTATGATCATCTATATCAAATTGTGAAAACTCTCTGAACATATAACTATTACCAATCTCTTTAATCATTGCGGAATGCAAAGAGTACTGAGATTCATCGGTCATGTCATACTTAAAACCTCTGAGAATAGTCTTTCGGTGTTTCCATATCTCCATGTTCGCCTGTTGACTGGTTAGCATATTGCGTTCCTCCTGGAACAGCTTTATTGCCTGAATTATTTGTTCCTCCGTGAGTTTGCATCCATTGAGTTCCATTTTTATTTACCTCCTCATAATATCTATCAACTACCCAATTAAGAATAGTTCTATAGTCTGATTTATATTTTTTACCTTTTGATCCTTTGTAATTATCAAGGATTTCTATCATTCTTTTAGCAGCAGGCTCAGTATATTTATCAACCAGCTTTTTGTACTCATCATCTGTAAGAGTTACAAATTCAGCATAGTTCTTTTTCTTAACTTTTTCTGTTTTTTTCTGTTGCTGGTCTGTAGGTGGTGGCTGTTGTGGATCATTATCAAACAGATCAGGAACCTCTGGTATTGCAGTCGGAGCGTTTATATTAGCCGATAACTTTTCTTTTGTTTTATTACCTCCCTTTTTACCAGCCTCACGCCTTTTTGAGCTTATTTCATTAAGCCTTACCATCCTCCTACTGTAGTATGCACCATCCTCCCTGATCGCACAAAGTCCAGAACTACAAAGAATGTCTATCCAACTGCTACCTCCATCTGAATCATATCCTAAAAGTCTTAAGATCTCATCTTTTGTATAGATTTCCTGGTTAGGTTTAAGCATAACGCCACGTTCTGCGCTCTCCCACATATAGCACAACATATCTATCCACATACCTCTAACACATGGAGCCAGGGATCTTACTACTGGATCCTTAAGCCAGATAGAAGTATTGAAAGGCATACTTGGAATAGCTGTTTTTTTCGCCATATTAGAGTTTTTATAAGTGGGGTGAGCAAAACCCACACCCACGCTGTTAATGCTTATACTTCCAAAACAGGTATATCTGTAGCGATCTTACGGATCTTTTCAATCACATCATCCAAACATCTGTCTCTGTATTCCTCACAAAGCTCATTTGCGCCTGGAGAAACGAGCTGTAGAAGTACTTCTCCATTGCTCAGGTAGTGATCAAATTCTACTTCAATATTTGTCTTAGCTGTTCCCTTGAAAATAGGAATATTCACAGTGAATGATTTTGGCAGATTGCTTTCTACCTGACTACGGTACACCTCAGCCATGGAGCCAGATGGATCACGCTGTTTCTGGATCTCAGTTTTTGCTTTTGCCGTAAAGTTCTTAAGGGTAGAAACGAGAACCATGCACTTTTCCTTGTCCTCAAATACACCTCTGTTCAATCTCAAGAATTGCCCCAGTTTTGACGGAACCCAGCCACTTTCAGCATTGTTAATTCCGAACTTCTCAAACACATCAGAAAATTCAACAGTACCCTTGATAATACCTCTTGAATACTCATCATCTTCATTCACTGTAAGAGTGATTTCCATCTTTTCACGGTTAACTACAAGTGTAGCACGTTTCTGATCAATGGTATCAATTCTCTTTTCCAGCCAATCGAAAGGAGTTGAAATAACACCTGAAATGTTTGTTTTGATAGGAGCCTTAGTCGGCAGACTTTCTACAGCCTTAGCAGCTTCACCTGTTCTAAACTCAATCTGAATAGGTTTTTCACCTGTGTAGTGTTCAATGTTTACTGTCAAACCTTTTTCTTTCAATTCTTCCATTTTGAATAAAATTTTAGTGTTAATAATTAGTTATCTGTTCCTGTCTTTTCAACAGAAGTTTCACGGATCATCCTGAACACATTCTTTTGCTTTTCCTCTTGTGTCATAGGACGTGCTTCAAGCAAATGTCCCTCTGGGCTATAGAATCCAACCATACCCTCATCTTCAAACACGAATTTGAAACAGTCTCCCTTAACCCAGTCACCGCCAGCCTTAAGCTCATCACGTAATTTAACGATCCTTTCTTGCAGTGGTTTGATACGCCCTTTGTAGTCAGCCCTGATTTCAGCAAGTTCCTGTTCCAGATCCGCAATCTGAATTGATACATTTGCCAGTGATGCACGCCTCTCATTGATTTCCTGCTGGTCAAACCTCCTGGTATAACTTCTCTCTACAATCTGATCACAACTATCACGCAAGATCTGTTCTCGCTGTTCGATAGGAGTGTCTGCTAACATAATGTCTTTCATCCTACAATAAGTTTAATTGTTAGTAAATCAAAATCTATATGAAAGTGATATTTGTTCAGAATGACAAATAACAAAATCAGAATACTTATTACACCGTCAATGATACGCCATGTTAAATACCTTTTTGGTATAAAACACAAAGCCAAAATCAGTAAAAAACAAGCCCACTGAGAACTAATCAATCCAATAACACATGTTAGAAAATAAAGTACATTTACAACATAGTATGTTGCGAAAGTTGCACTCATATCCTGTACATTTGACAAATCTCTGTATTTATTCACAGAAGCATGTATTTTCTTCACGGCAAACAGAGATAGGATCTCAAACGCCAGGAAAAAGGACACCAGTAAGTAAAATACATGTTCCATATTACTTTATCCTTTCTCCAGTTGTAAAGTTGTAAGACAGGTATTCAGCCCACAATTCTATAAACTGAGCACCGAAATACTGAGCCTTTTCCTCTGTTTCCTGGCACAAGCGGAACCCAACGATCGCATTCGCATACAAGGAGCGACTATTCGTATTCAGACAACCGAACCCCGCAATCGTACCATGATTCGCAGTAGCAGACAGGAGGGCACCCCTTTGAACTTCATTAAGTCTTTCAATCTCATCCTTAGTGTATAGCGCAAAGAACGGGTACCAATAGCATTTTTCTCCTTTTGGATCTGGCATAGGATCAAAGTTTTTACCCCATAAAGCCTTACTTACAGTCTCCAGCTTCATCAATGCTACAACATGTTTTGGCAAGTTCATATCAGGCTTAATAGTAGGTACACCAAGAGCCTCACAAGCATCCTCATAAGACTTGATAGTCTTATAATTATCCAAAGTAGGAGCTTCACGCTTACAAAACAAAGCAGCCAGGACTTCTTTCATTTCATCAGTTTTAGCAGCCTGGAAAGCAGCCTTAACATCATTTTCTGTTACTTCAATTACTTTGTTCATCTTTCAATTTTTTTAATTTGGTTACTAATTTCTTTGATAATCTTATTGCATTTCCAACCCTTGTACTATGGTTAGGTGGAATGTTCTCAATCAACACAGGAATCAATCTGATCAATTCCGATACTACAGCATTTGGTATTCTTTTCATTTGTTTTCCAGTAGCGATCAGGATCTGGTATCTCTATTGAAAGGTATTCCCTGGCATACTCTCTTAGCTTTTCGCAATAAGTTGAGAATGTAACAGTGTCCATTGTTGCAGTAGAACCAGGGAACTCTATTATTTCACCTGTATGCTTGTTTACAACTTTATCTGCTGTCATTTGAGACTTGAAAAACTCATGTACCTGTTCAACAGAAACGAACTCCCAACCAGCATCCAGTAAAGCGTCAAGCAGCATAGGATATATACACCCCCACAACCATCCATTTTGATCATTAGAACGAGGCTTACGGACTTTCTTAACTTCCACCCGATATATTCCATCACAAACAGAGCAGAACCAGTTATAAAGTGGCTTAAGATCGAACAGACCATTCTTTTTTTCTACCAGAACCTTAGACATATCAAATCCTGTTTATATTGATTACAAGACCTGGGTTAGCAGCATACACTACTTTTCCTGTTAATCTTTCAATTTCCGATACAAATAGCCTTTCATCAGAGTTGTTATCCGACATGTGAAGTAAGACAATATTCATACAGGATGATAGATCACATTCACTCAGGTAATTTTTACACGTATTAAGCTCCATGTGAGATACCATTAAGCGATCTTTTTGTGATTTCAAAGTTCTGCCAGCGTTAATAGCATCCATCAGCTTCACCATAGAATAATTACACTCAATCAAAACATGCGATAAACCGCCAAACATATAATCACATCTACAGCTATCAGTAAGAAATAGGATCTTTCCGCAATCAGGATGATCTATATGATAGCCAACACAGGGTACATCATGGTTTGCCTCAAATGGCAATATTTTGAAGTTTCCAAGTTTATACCCTTTTCCAGGCACAACAGGAATAGAACGTGTTTCGCTGTATATTCCTTTTGCAGTCCATACCTCTGGTAAAGCCAGCGTATAGAAACCGTTATCAACCATTGATTTTATGAATTTGGCATGATCGTTATGCTGGTGAGTGATAAGGCAGCCCACCACTTTCCTGATATTGAAATCAAGGGCTTTTTTCACTTCGGCAAAACGTATTCCAGCTTCAATGATTAAAGCCTCGTTCCCATTGTCAAGAATGTAACAATTACCACTGGATGAGCTACCTAACACTTTCAATTCCATAATCAATATCCTGGATCATCATCATTATTAGCTGGAGCAACATTTGAATGAGATACGTCCTCATAAGCTACTGATTCAGCATCTATAACCTTAACAGGCTGATCATCTACCTGTAGAACATTATCATCATAGTTTTCACCAGCAAAATCATTAGCAATAGCATTCTGCATTTCGATAGACAAGTAACCGTATTTACTTAGTAAAATTCGGATAACAGTCTTAATTGCCATACCGTGAAAGTTACCCATCCATCCTACAGTATTACTGTCTGGCATCACAGGAGCACTTGCAAGTGCTATTAGGCTTTCTACTGTAGTATCTCGTTTTAACCCTTTAGAGTACTTCTTAGCGTGTGCTGCCATCTGTTCTACTGTCATGTACAAAGTCTTAGAAAAGCCGTTGAGAAGCTCAAAATAGCAGAAGTAACCAACCACTTTATCAGACTTTTGTTCGCCATCAAAAGCTATTTCACCAGTCAGTTTACTAACCTTTCTTAATTCTCCCTCATATACAGCATCAGCATTCAGTGTTCTGTATTGACCAGTACGCATAGCAAGCTGGATATAACCTTTGTACCCCATCTGAAATGTTGGTACCATCACCTTATCATAAACAGGCTTTCCTGTATTCGGATTTATAACAGCATTCCCATTCTGATCAATCCTTTTGACTGATAAGTTATATGGAATGATATAGGCATACCCAAGAGCCTTGTTAATTGGCAAATGTAATACCGCTGCTTTCAGAGCCTCTGTAACAACCGTTTTAGGATCGCATAGCTGGAGGTTGCTGTCTCCATTATATAGATCTATAACAGAAGCTACAAATGTTCCAGAGTTCTTTCCCAAAGCATTCTTAAACTGAGCCTGAACACTCTCTGCATTGAGAATACCTTTCAGGACATCTACCTTTTTGGGCTGTTTTGCAACCGCCCCACCATTTGCAGTCACCTGGACTGCTGTTGATTGTGTAGTCATATCTTATTAGTTTACAGTTAGTTTATCTTTTGACACAACCAGGTTTATAACCTGAGATATAGTAGGAATAATCTTGTTAACAGATTCGCTGTTATCAATAAAGATCGGTGCAGAAACGCCCTTATATTTACATATTGCATTGATAATATCAAGACCAGCATTAACCTTACCAGCAGTGTTAACATCAGGATAAGGAGTACCGTTTACAGTGCAAACACATGTAAGTTTTTCACCTCCATTTAATTGTTCTGTAACGAATGAGAAGCTAACCACTTCAAACATACTATTGATCTTTTCAATGAGCTTTGCATCCTTATCCTTTTGGAATGACATTACTGTAAATTCCCATTTTTCAAGATCAGCTTTTGCCTGGTTATTCTGGATTCTCTTTTCCTCCAGTTCCTCAATTTCCTTTTTAGCTCGTTCGATCTGATCACGCTTAGCAAGTCTCTTGTACAACTCCTGGATATTATCATCCAATGATGATTTAGCAAAACGAAGTTCGCTAACATCTACAGGCTTAGATTCAATATTAAGCTGATTATTAAGATCAGCTATTTCATTATTCAAACTGATACATGTAGGATCATTCTTAATCATTGCATCAACATCAGGAGCTTCTGGCATATTTGCTTTCTGAACTTCAATCTCCCTCTCAATCAATACAATCCTATCCTCAGATTCCTTGATCTTAGAAATAATACTATCACGCTCAGCCTCTTTCTTCTTTTTCAATTCAACCAGTGAAAAACCTTTGTCCTTATTTTCTTTTAATCTTTTAGCCTTATTCTGATTGAAATTAGCAAGCAGCTCATTCTGCTTAGCTTCAATATCATCAACCTCTAACTGACGTTTACATGTAGGACAAACAAATGCACCCTCTGGGTATTGTATTGTTTCTGCGTTGATTTTCCTGTATTCATTTCTCAGCACCGACAAAGTATCTTCTATTCTCTGTATTTCTGATTCACAGTTTGATAAAGAACTACGATTCAATTCAAGATCTCTTGTTTCAGACTTATGATTATACTCCAGATCTTTCAATTTCATCATAACCTCGTTTCTTTCAGCCCCAGCAGATGCCCTTATTTCATTCTGGCGATTGACAAGTGACATTCTTTTATCACCGATAGTTCTTTGAATTTCAAGTTTACGCTGATTTTCCTGTTCATTGATTTTTGATTTATCAGTTATCTGATTATCAATCTCAGTCAAACGCTGTTTCTTTTTCTGCAGTTCAATTTCAAGAGCTTCCCAATCTTCCGATTCTGGCATCAATCTCCTGGCTGTATCAATTTGTGATGGAATAACAGCAAGAACATCATTACATGCCTTTTTCTTAGCTGCCACTTCTTTTGAGAACTGGGAAAGGCTTCTTCCAGACAACTGAGCCAACAGCTCAATATATTCAGGTTTTATAGCAGCTACTTCATCATCAGAGATACCACCTGCCATATCAAAAAGAAGTTCCTTTTGCGCATCTACTTTTAATGAAATGAAGTAGAAAGGATTTGTTATCATTCTGAAAATATCCTCAGTAAGAATAGCAGCTACCTCACTCTCATATTCTTTCTTTGTTGCCAGCTTTACATCGTTGAGATAAAATTCAGTCTCATGGTTCTTTAGAGTTTCCTCAGTAGTACCCCTGGGCTTAACCCATTTCTCAACATAGTTACGCTGTAACTTCATTTCTTTTCCATCTACACTAATAACACCAGTAACAGAATGTTCCAAGTGTAGAATAGGTTTCTTTGTCAACGGATCAATAGTTTTGATATTGAAATTACTATCAGATCTTCCAGTGCTATCCTTGCCAAATAACAGCCATGTGAAAGCATCAAAAATAGTAGTCTTTCCAGTTCCATTATCTCCACTAATTATAGTCCTTTGATCAGTGAATACAACTTCCAGGTTTCTCACGCCCTTGAAATTTACAAGGATCAATGATTTCAGTTTTATTTCTCTCATATTACTTGTTAATAATTGAATTGATTTTTTCTGATTTATCAGCAGCTAATAGATCTGCCATTGAATAGAGAACTTTGGATCTACTACTACTTCCAGATCTCATAGGTGATATAGTTCCATTACACACCCACCTTTTTACTCTGCATTCCTGGAATACTCTGTATGCCTCACGTTGAGAAATTAGATCTTCACCTGGTTTAGTCTGCTTTACATAGTTTGCAGCCCCAAGTTCAGCCATTTCCTTACAGATATTCTTTATTTCGTATAGTTCCAAAGTTATAGCCATATTACTTACCCCTCATTCGTTTGAAATAAGATCTAACACTCTCTGTTCCATACATATCATCTGTATAGAATACATAAGAAAGCAGCAAACAAAAAAAAGCTGAAAAGAAGTGCCACCAGGCATAGAAAAAGATTGCTCCAATTAGAGCGATAATACCAAAGGCAAATGATATTACCCCTTGTACTAAATTCATTAAAGTTTCTGATTTCATCGGTGTTGCATTTTTAGTTGTTAAACAATTCGTTTTCTGGTACTCCAAGTTCTTTAGATATTATGGAGATTTTGAGTGCATCAGGCTTTTGAGTGCCTGCCAGCCAGCATCTAACAGTAGTAGGGTGTACCTTGCAGATTTCTGCCATCCTCCTAACAAAGTCAGCTTTTGGTGCTTCAACCTTTCGGTTCGGTAGTCGGTCATAAATTTTTCTGAATGTACTTTTTTTCATTTTTTACTCGGTTTAATACGTTCGGCAAACACATTTTAGCTATATTTGCACCATTACTATTATTATCGTGTTGCAAATATACAGAATTTAATTCTAATAAAACAAGAGTTTACGGAGTTATTTTCAGAATATTTTGCGCAAAAAATGTAACACTTTGATTTTCAATTAGAAATAAACTCGGTAAAAAATGAGCAAAACAAAAGATAGATTACTGGAGTTTCTGAAATACAAGAAGCTCGGACAACAGAAATTTGAAATATCTATAGGGATGAGTAACGGATGGGCAAACAAGGTCGGTGACAACATACGTGAAACCACACTAAATAAGATAAAAGAAGTTTATCCAGAATTAAACATAGCATGGCTTAAGGCTGGTATTGGCTCAATGCTTATCAATGGAGATAATGAGGTAACTTTAGAAACTCCAGAAGATGATAACCAGGAAACGACTGCAAAGCTCGTACCCCTTTTGCCGATAGCAGCACAAGGTGGAAGTCTTAACGATTTTGTTGTATCAGTAAAAGATAGTGATTGTGAAAAGGTAATATCTCCGATAAAAGGTGCTCAGTTTGCTATGCCTGTAAGTGGTGATAGTATGGCTCCAGAATATCCTAACGGATCACAGATCTTTATCAAACGTATAAATGAAAAGGCATTTATAGAGTGGGGTAAGGTGTATGTACTTGACACTTGCAACGGAACAGTTATAAAGATATTGGTTCCGTCTGAAAAAGATGGATATGTTCGCTGTTTATCAATCAATAAAGATCCTATCTTTGCACCATTTGATGTTTCCTGGAGTGACGTTTATGGAGTGTACAGAGTTCTATTATGTATGTCAGTAAAATAAACAGTCATGGAAAAGTATTACACAATGGTAATGGATCTCTATAGGGATGCCATTACAGGAAATTACCAGGTAAATCAATCTACAGAAGTAAAAAAAGAGTTGTATTGTGCCATTACAGCATCCAGGATAAAAGGAGAAAAAACAGAGGTGCTGGAGGACTTAATCAAGAGAATTAACGAACTGGAGGAAAGACAATGAAAAAAACTATATTAGCAGCGTTGATGGTTGCATTCTTATCAGGATGCTCAAAAGATGATAATACGGTTACAATAACCAATTTATCAGGTAAATCATGGTATGAGACACAAGTTTGGTTCCGACAAACAGAAGATGGTGAGTTATCTGGATATACAGATGTTGGAACTGTTGATGTCGGATCATCGTGTGTTGTCGAAACGGACGATCCTATCTTTTACATATACGCAAAAGACAATAGAGGAAAAATGATCATGTCTAAAAACATACATATCAATGGAAGCAAAGCTACAGTTAAAGAAAGTGATTTATACTAA